ATAACATGCGCCAGGAACTCGTGCGATAGTAGCTTGGTCATCTTGAACAATGCGTTACTCTCCATGAGTAATTAGCTCCTTTAACCCCTTTTTTGGGGTTGACAATGCGGTAGTATATGTGCTTAATGCTACTAGCGTTTTCCGCATCCTACCGCAAAAAACTTATATCCGTCTACTCTATTTCAAAAATACTTCCTTCAAAAACCCTCCTGGGAGGACAATATTCAACTTTAAGCGTTGCTAGCCCAAAAAGTCATGAATGGGCATGTTTTCATCATCATCAGCTTCATCAGCTTGCGCTTGCTCCTGAAAGTTGACGCCAGTGTAAATCACCGCTTGACCGTTATTGTCAAACTCCAAGGACGCGCCCAGAAGCTCAGCAACCTGAGCAATAACAGCTTTGGTAAGCGCTTGTTCGCATAGCTCAGACAATAGCTCTCTCTGGTAAGGAACCATCAGGTTGATGTCGCAGTTATCTTCCATTACGTTTAAGATGACTTTTTTAACTTGATTCATTGTTTTATTTTCCTTACTCTCGGATTGTTTCTGACTGTGTATACAGTATACCAAATGGTTGCGCTCTTGTCAACAACTTTTTTGCTTTTTATGCCACTGCACTCGCCAAGATTTTGTCCGAATGCCACTTGATATTGCCTGGTTTGAACTTGATGGTTTCAATCTTATTGTTGACAAAGATGGTCAACTCGTTGCGTCCAACCGCCGTTACAATGGCATGCTTTTTGTTCACGGTGATAAGACTTCCAACCGGTGGAACGCCTTCTTCGGTGAGAATGCCGGGGTCTTGGATTTGAAGGAATGGCCGCTTCTGGCCTGCCACACTGTATAGACCTTTATTCTCGGCCAAGACAAGCGTAGTCGTTTTCGGGGGCGCGTTCAACGAAGAATATTGTTTGCCCTCGACGTGCCATTGATTGCCTTTCTTGGTGGCCTTCTCAACTTTGAATACAATCGTACGGTACTTCGGATAAGTGAAATACGTCTCCAATTCGCCTTTGTGGTTCATTGTCGCCTCGGCCTTGGAGCTAACTTTGCCGCGCCCCGTGCCGAAACACCACTTTTTCATCAAAAAATCATTTGCTTTCATTGATTACCTCCAAATGCGCCGCGTTGAACGTTGTGACCTTATCTGAGCCTACCCACCTCACTTCTGCGGTGTTGCTGTAAATGTTGGGCATATACCATCCCACAACGAGTGCTGTCGGGCGTTGGCCTTCTCCGTATGTCCTCACAACTAAATCACCAACTTTTAGTCGTTGCGGGGGTGTGTTTTCAATATCTTGTAAACTATTCATTGTATGCTCCTATAGCATTAATGTTGTTGAATCTAGCTGATGCCGTGAATCGTGCGTGTCCAATACAACTGGTCGGTGCAAAGATAGCCGCAGTCTTGAACGTCATTGGCGTCCTCGCCCAAGCGCAAGAAGCGGAAATGGTCGGTAGTGTCGTCGATTCCTTCAAACTCTTCCACACCATCGCACGCATCCACAAAATTTTGAACTGCGCCAATCACGGGGTCGGACTGGGCATACCACTTGACGTCATCCCAAGCGACCACAAGCGTGCCTTCGCCGTCATAATCCTTTTCTAGCGCGGTGTTTTCGCTGAAAACGAAGCGCATTGCTTCGGGTTGCTTAGCAATTGCGGCCAAGAAGTGGGGTTGAAGTTGTTTACTAACGGCCAATACGACCTCTGAACGGTATCCCATGCTAGCACCCTTCCGTTTGAAATGTTTCGATTGCGGCCTCGCGCAGAAGGCTTGTTGATTCGTCGTCGTAGCAAGCTGTACCCCAACTTTCGAGGTAAGCGATTAAGACCCATCGGGGAGCATTTTTAATATCTTGTAAACTATTCACTTTAAGCCTCCTTAAGACTTGCGTAGCCAATCGGTGCAAACGTCTACCATACCGTCGCCGGGAATGGCAACCGTAAACAGGTTTTTGCGAACTTTGCGGACAATGACGCCCATTTTGCCGTGTTGGGGCAATTGGTCATCTACGTGAAACCCGGCCCAATCCCAAACCTGGACGGTATCGCCTTTTGTGAATTTGGTTTCGCCTCTCCCGAGCATTGGCTTCAACATATAATTTTTCTCCCTTGCTTTGTTTCTATATGTATTATCTCATAGAAAGCAACGTTTGTCAACAACTTTTTTGGTTTTTTTATAGTGTGCAGGCTAGCACAAGGAAAGCGTAAAGCAGCGCAAGAGTGCCGACCGCCTTGACCATATCTTTGGTAAATTCGCTCATCTATTGGCCCCAAGCGTCTGCGCTGTAGAGCAAATGGTCCTCGACGTAAAGGCATTCGGTTTCGCCTGTCAACTCGGGCCACGCTTCGATGAGAGCGTCATCGTCGAAGGTTGGATGCTCTTCGCCGCAAACGTCCAACGAAGAATACTGTTTGCCGTCGATATGCCATTCGTCAAGCGTTTCGCGAGCCCACGCAACCAACTGCTTTCGAGCGCCTTCTTCGGTGGTGTGGATAGAAATATCTTCGCCGTGTTTGTGTTCCCACTTGGCGACCCAAACGGTTTGAGATGCTTTGGTCTTTGGAATGGCTGGCATGTTAGTTGTCCTCCGATGTAATTTCGACGGGCGCGTCGCATTCGCGGCAACGAGCGTCGGTCAAATCGCTTTCAACGTGGGCATCGAAGAGGGTATCGATGTGTTCGCACTCTCCATCTGCGTTGAGGAACCAAGTCTCTGGTACCATTGCGGTCAAGACAAACTCTTTGTGTTCTGGATCATTAGGGCAATTAAGCATCGGCATATTTGAACCTCTCTTGATTGTTTCTATGTATATTATCTCATAGAATGCGGTCTATGTCAAGGGAAAAGTGAAAAATATTTTCGAGCGGGGTTTTACTTCGCTGGCTTAGGTTTGGGCTTGCGTCCCCGTTTTTTGGGTGGAGGGCGTTTCCATACGCTGAATAAGAGGTCGGACGCCCCTCGCGTATCTTTAGGGAGTTTGGTGGTTCCATTCTGCTCAATATACTCTTCGAGCAACTTTAATTCTTCTTCTCTCGTCATCATTATGCATTACCTCGCTTCACAACGTTAAAATTGTCCCAATGTTCGTATCCGCGCCACATTTGACCGGCGTCTTTGCGATAGAGTTGTACCGCGCCTCCGCCACCAATACCGCGCTCATTACGCAGCACGCGCCATTTATACTTGTCTTCCAAAACAACATCTTGACCGGGCTTCACATCTTCGCCCCGTGTTTTGGTGACTTTGACTCTGTTTATTTGCTCGGTCACAACGTAACTCCTGACTTCCACTGTCTTTGTTTGCTGGGTCACAACCTAGCTCCTTTTTCTTTCTATACTATTATCTCATATTTCGCATAGAAAGTCAACATAAAAACGCAGAAAGTTCCCATCTTCTTCCTGCTAGACACAGCCTAAACGCTTACGCAACGACCAACGTGCCCATTCGACACCTTATCTCGTCCGTGTCTCCCACGTTCTTATATTATCTCAAATATTTGATGGTTTGTCAAGCAAAAAGCGTAAAATATTTTCGAGCAATGTTCACGTGGCTGAGATAACCTCTAACCCCACTTCGCGCATCCAATCCGAATGCTGATAATCCGCTGGTTCATCGTCAGGCAACGCACACCAAAATACCTTGTGTCGTTTGGGTAGCTGGTTTGTTGGCTCAGCCGAGGCAATAATCACGCCGACCTCTCTGGTGTCGTGCTTATATCTGACCAAATCACCCACTCGCACTGATGACCTCCACGTCAACCCTGTGCTGCCATCCGATTCGCCCGTCTAAGAAGTTCCAGGCCACTCCGATGCGGTTCAAGCGTGGATCGACTTCAACGACGAGGCCAACAGCGGCGTCTGGTTGTTGGCAGAACCTTACCAAGTCTCCAATCTTAATCGTTTGCATCGTTCAGCTTCTCCAGGTATTCGACACTCACCCAACGAAGATAATTATCAATCATCACAGCGAGATTCCATTTGCCCGTTCGCACCACAATTCCATACGTAGGAGCTTCCTCCAATGTACACTTTACCAAGTCACCGACTTTCACTCTGCGACCGGTGCTAACAATTGTTTATTGATGAGCACTTCTCTCCCCTCGTACAGCACACAGAAATAACGATCAAAGGTGGCCACGTACTCACAGATGCATCCATAGGGGATGTAACTCTGCGTAACATTTTCTTTTTCAACCGCCACCAGTTTATCACCGACTTGCATTTATAACCTCAATCCATTTTTTACCCATGGGCATTGGTGAAGACGTAGAATCGTCTAGACACACCACCGTAACCGCATTGCGAAGTCTTCCCCCGTGGTGTAAATCGTGAGCATCGAGACTCGTAATCATATATACGCCCCGCTTCGCTGGCTTTATCGTTACCAAATCACCGACTCGCACTATTCTTTTTCTCCCTTGACTAAGGTGAAAATGTGATTTTGGTTGTGGATGTTGACGCATGAATAACCATAAATCGAGTTGTAATCGAACGGACACGCTGCGGCCCACTCCACATAAACGCCACTTCGACCGAGGCCTGGGCGTTCCTCTATCTTGGTAATCAAGCCTGTGTGCTTTTTTCCATCGGATTTCTGAATCAATAAATCGCCCACTTCGGGCCAAAGTTCATTGCGCTGCACTGTATACCTTCAAGCTTCCCCACGGCCAATAGCCGATGTTAACAGGAGTCGGAGTTGCCCCCATCGTAAACCAGCGCACCTTGACTCTCCCTTTCGTCTCGTGAAAGCCCAGAACGATTCCCGACGTATCCTCGCGAACAACATAGTCTTCGGTGCCGCGATGAGTGGGCTCGACAAATTTCACTAAGTCACCGACTTTCATTAACGACCTCCAACTCTTTAGCCAAACGATTTCCGGTGTGGCCGTCTGCCCAGGCTATATTGTACCACCGTTGTTGATCGATCATCGCCACCTTTACAACGAGGCCAACCATGCCATTGTTGGGGAACCTTACCAAGTCACCCACTTGCATTTATAATCTCCAAGAACTCTTCCCGCATCCAATCCGCCTCGCCAGTGCTCCACGCAACAAAACAGGGGAAGGCATGCTTGCCCACTTTGCGACTCTTGTCGATCTTCAAGACGATACCCGTTAGTGTAATGTCGCGCCCCGCGTCTAAGCTGACCAAATCACCTACTTTCATTGTACAATCTCCAAGTCGCGTTCCATCCGTAGAATCTTGCGTAGGTCGTCGCCTATCAGTTGAAGTTCGTGGATGATAGCGTTGCTGTCGGTTTTGGCCGACCTAACGATCAAGCCGTAGGTTCCACGTGGTACGCCGAGCCGGGGTCGTTTGGTTCTTACGAGAGTTCCTGGTGTCATGGGTGTTGTTCCTTTTTTTACTTTACACCCATATTATCTCACATATCCTCTTCTTTGTCAATAACTTTTTTCTCTCTCTTGTCTATTATTTTCTGTAGGCGTTCGCGACGGTAGTCGGTCCAAAGACACACCACTCCGAGTACAGCCAACCACAGCACAATCATTCCAATCATTTCAAACATTTATAACCTCCAACTTTCACTGACCCAGTTCAGCACGAACAATTTCATAACAAGTTTGGGCAGCATCAATAGCCACGTCACCAAAATAGTGTCCCGCTAGGAAGATTGCCACTACGATAAGAGTCTTTTTCATTTTACGTCGCTTCCCTCTTTATCGCATGCATCGCTAGGCAACCTTATAGTCCAGGCGCATGCTCTCAACGTGCTTGCATCGTCGACGGAAGCTATAGCCCGGACATGTACAACTCCAAGCTCCCTCATTCGACACTTTCACGACGTAGACTTTGCCCTTAGAACCCTCCACGGTCCAATGCTTAGGGGAAGATTCCTCGGGGATTTCATACCCCTTAAAGACCATATAGGGTGGCAGCGTGGCAAGGGTGGTACCATCAGGAACCTCTAGCCACGTGCCTCCGCTCACCGCATATGTCTTGTTTTTCCAAGGCATTGGCACGATTGAAGGGGGGACACTAACGACTAAAGGTTCCATCTGAGTTTTCCTTTCTTACTGCTTCTTAGTATCTCACAAATTTACACAAAAGTCAAGAACAAATTAGCCTTTTGAATTGGTATATCTGTCTTGAGCCTCTTGAAGTTGCTTTTCGGTGCGCTGGAGGCGCATCTCGTTCCGAATCATATTGTAGCTCAACATGGCTACGGCAAGGACTCCCGTCACAATCATAAAAATAGTCATAAAATCAATCTCCTTTATTATGGGCGCTCCAAGGCCTTATAAGCCAAGAACACCATTAAACTAAACAAAACACACAGTACAAACTCGTACAAGTTTCTCCTCGGTGCCACGGGCGGGAATCGAACCCGCACGTCCGTACGGACAACGGATTTTAAGTCCGTTGTGTCTACCAATTCCACCACCGTGGCATCTTTTATCGTCCATCCTCGATAGCAACAATGCGTTCATTGGTTTGGAAGTAAGGGCGCGAAGCGTAGCGCTTAGTGGTCATCCACATTCGCTGGCATTTGCTCGCCTTTGGCTTCGGAGCCATCAAGTCGGTCAGAATGATATGCCCGTCAAAGTCACGCTTGTTGACGTAATCGGTGGGAGCATTGAAATCGGTACCACCGGACATCACACGCTCAGTTTTGTGCCGTTGGCCTTTTTTCCACTCGTAAACCAAAGAGGCCTCGACGCGGGTATCAAAAGGTACAACGGTAAACGTGGCAAGCTTAGCGAGCTTGTTCAATTCGCCGAAAAAGGCTTCGAGCATTGTATCATCTACCGAGCCTGATTGGTCTACGCTGATCGCGATGCGAGCAAGGCGTTTGATCTTGCTGCCGGGATGGATGTACCGGTAGCGTTTGTTAACCCGCTTGACAGTGGTGGTCTTGTTGGCGCGGGTGCTAGTCTTCACAAAATAGCGTAGCACCTTCTTCCAGTCCAGGGTAGACTTAATCTTAGCTAGAATCTCTTGGCGCACATCATATGGGACGGTGCCCCAGCCGCTGGAACTACTGGAAGCTTCCTCCGAAGCTTTCTTGATGTAATCCTTCAGTCGCTCGCGAGCAATCTCGTCGGCCTCGCCTCCGCTGCCCCACTCCCCATGATCGTCAAATTGCCCTTCTTCGGGCAGTCCGTCGCCGTCCCCGTTACCAGAACTTTCTTCTTTCATCTTCTCTAGCCGCTTGAGGTATGCTTCAGCAGCCAGGCCCGAAGGAAAATCCTCGAAGGGTCCGACACCGGGCTTCAAACTTCCTGAAGGTAGATGATCCAAGTGAGAGTTGATGGCTAGATCCGCAGCGAAATTCCATACGCGATCTTTGATGTCCGCAGGTTTCCGACTTGTCACATGTTCAAAGATCAGATGATAAAACTCATGCTTGAGCACATCTGTCCGCTCCAGGTCCGTCAACTTAGCAAAGAAGTCTGGATTGTACAAGAGTTCAAACCGGCTTGTATGGGGGTTGACGCGCACACCTGCCGTGGGTAGTTGCGTCGACGGCATCTTGTTGACCCGGCGGGAGATGCTAGCGAAGAACGGCTCCGATTGAAGGAGCCGCGCAACGTGTAGGTTCAAGTCAAAGGCCAATTCTTTCTTATCTTGATTTTCCATACGTGTATTATACCTCATCTGAAGGGGAAAGTCAACAACAATTATGAAAAATATTTCTTAGCCAGTCAGAATCGTCACCAAGTACTCGTGCGTACGCTTATGGAGAGCAATGATATTAGTTTGGTTCTCCGAGCGAGCGACAGACTCCCACAGTTTCATGGCGATTTCCGATGGCAACGTTACAAAGTAAGCACCAACGTTATCCGCCTGCTCCTCGGTCAAGTCATCCTTGAACAAGTCCGATGCATCCATCTTCTCGACGAGTGCCGCGTGCTCGTTGATGTCGAACTTTTCAGTCTTTTCAACAGCACCCTTATCAACGATGTCCTCTACCGTGACCTGGCGGTCGTAAGTTTGAACAAAATCGTTGAAGGCAACGGCAGCTTCAAACCCCACAAAGCCGCAGCCCAGATTAAACAAAACAGGGGTAGGCTCTTCGGTGAGCAAACCAGCGTCAACCACGCAATCGTTGAAGCGCTTCCAAGAGCGGCGCGAGGGGTATACCTTGTTAGGCTCAAAGTCCTCTGCGTGCTCCAAGTGAGTGCGATTCTGGTTAATGAAGTCCCAAATCAGAGTATCAACGTTGTCTTTGGCCCATGTCAGCCAATCCTCTACGGTAGGCTGTACATCAAACACGGTGTAACGGTCCAACTCTGCCGGGTCCATTTCGTTCACTTGATATTGGTCGCCATGTTCCCCACCGTTCACAGCAGAGATAACACGTGTGCCAGGATGAAGCGTCCACCCGGCCAGTTTGCGGCTGTCCGTCAACTCAAACAAGCCTTGGCGCACTTCCAACACCGCACGATCAACCTCATCGAAGAACAAAACGCATGGCTCCGTACAGGCGCGAATGAACCACGCGAAGGGACGGAACACGGACGCTTGCTCGCCATTGACTTCAATCATTTCAGGAGAAGGCATCCCCAGCAAATCGCCTTCAGTCATCTGAGAGGCGCGGCGCTCTACTACAGGAAGCTCCAAGTCTTGAGCGATTTGATACACCACTTCAGACTTGCCAATACCATGGCGACCGCGAAGCAAAATAGGTTTTGCTGACTTGAGAACGTAAGGGGCGCATTCGCGGAAAGATTTGAAATCGATTGCCATGTAGGTATCCTTTGTTTTCCTTGTTGATGTATGTATTATCTCATAGATTTATAAGAAAGTCAACAACTATTTTTATTTTTTTAACAATCGTCGGTGGGCATTCGGAGAGTGTAGCGTCGTACGCTGTATCGGTCATATTCGTTGAAGTGTTTGTCCCGTGCCTCAACCGTTGCTATGTCGCGGCCCTCGGCCCACCCTTCGGAAAGGACAAACGGTACAGGGTTGAATTTTACCGGACTGAGCACTTCCAGCGCTGCGACGTAACGGGGATCGTTAGGATGCTTCGCGTTAGCAACAGCAATGACCTGACATTTACTCAAAAAAGGATGAAGCGCTGTTGGATTATCGATAGAGAGAGTGTGGTCGGCCCGGTGCGGCGCGATCCACGACAGTTGCGCGCCCTTTACAAGGCCGATGTGTTCTGGAGTATCACCGTAGCGGGCATATGCGACGAGAGCGCCGACGCCGACGCCATTTTTTTGTAGCCACTCCAGCACTTCCCGGCGCATATCGACGCATAAGGCGCGATAGTATTCTTTATCGTTTTTCAAGTCCCGGCACGTGCGGCGGTTGTGCCCCTCTTCCTCGCAATAGCGACACTTGCGTACGCTTGCGTACTTGGCGCGCTCCTTGAAAGTCCGCGCAGTATAACTGTCGGGATGCTCTTCGATATATTTTTTGAGAGTTGGACAACCACGTCGATTGTGCCCTTTTTTGTAGCAATGTGAACACCTGACAGTTCCATTCCAAGACATTTATTCTCCTTTGTCTTAAGTCCACCCCTATCTTACCATGTGAGGGCCTTGAAGTCAAGAAGAAAATTAATTGTTTTGAATTATTTCGTCAACAAGCCCATAGGCTACGGCTTCGTCCGCATCCATGATATTGTCGCGGTCGGTGTCGAGCTTGATTTGTTCGATGTCCTTTCCAGTCGCGTCGGCCATGATCCCATTGAGACGCTTCTTCAAGCGAATAATCTCGTTCGCATGAATCTCAATATCGCTGGCTTGTCCGCGTGTCCCGCCGAGGGGCTGGTGAATGAGGACGCGGGAATTGGGCAGGATGCTGCGTTTGCCTTTGGCTCCCGAACACAAAAGTAGAGCGCCCATTGATGCGGCTTGGCCAATGCAAATGGTGGCAACGTCGGCTTTGACGTAGTTCATTGTATCGAGTATGCCTAGGCCCGCAGTGACGCTCCCACCAGGAGAGTTAATATAAAGAAGAATGTCTTTATCAGAATCTTGGTCAAGAAACAATAACTGGGCGATGACAGAGTTGGCTACTGTGTCATCGATGGGGGTGCCTAAAAAGATGATTCGGTCTACCAGGAGGCGTGAATAAATATCATAGGCTCTCTCGCCTTTGGCGGTTTGTTCAATAATGGTGGGGGGATAATAGGGCATCGTTTACGCCTCCTGTGCCGTGTCGGTGTCGTTTGGTTCTACCTCTGGGCGGCGTAAGACACAGAGGGGAGGCGCGTGATTCATTATAGTTTCGCGGGTCACAATCACCTCTTGTGTCTTGCTAGCCGATGGTAACTCATACATGATATCCAACAATGCCTGCTCCATCACTGCGCGCAGCCCTCGCGCTCCTGCGCCAAGGTCTAAGGCTTTATCAGCGATCCCCTCAATGGCACCCTCCGTAAGGGTGAGCTTCACGCCATCTAATCGAATCAACTCCTTGTATTGGGCGAGCAAAGAGTTCTTGGGCTCCCCAATGATCTGAACGAGCATCTCTTTGCTTAGGTCATGAAGAGATGCCAGCACGGGGATGCGGCCAACAAACTCTGGAATGAGCCCGAACTTCATCAAATCGTTCGGCTGAACGTGCTGAAGCAACTCGCTCACACTGAGGTCTTCGCGCTTTTCCTGCTTCGCTCCAAACCCCAGTCCCTTTTCTCCCTTGCGATTAGAGATAATTTGGTCGAGTCCCACAAAAGCGCCGCCGCAAATGAACAAGATGTTGGTAGTGTCGACGGGGATAGACTCCGCGTTGGGATGCTTGCGGCCACCCTTGGGCGGCACATTTGCCACCGTTCCTTCAATAATCTTAAGAAGAGCCTGCTGTACGCCTTCCCCAGAAACATCGCGAGTAATGCTGGTACCTTCCGACTTCCGTGCGATTTTATCTATCTCGTCAATATAAATAATGCCCCGTTCGGCAGCTTTGATGTCATAGTCGGCGGCTTCAAGCAGCCGGGCTAAGATGTTCTCCACGTCTTCCCCAACATAGCCTGCCTCCGTAAGGTTGGTGGCATCAACGACCGCAAATGGGACATTGAGTACCTCGGCTAATGTTTGAGCCAGCAGCGTTTTACCGCAACCAGTTGGCCCAGTCAGAAGAATATTACTTTTTTGGAGCGTAGTTTCGCTTTTTTGGTTCTTGGCTAGTTTCGTAACACGCTTGTAGTGGTTGTACACCGCAACGGCCAAAATCTTCTTCGCGGCAGACTGCCCGATTACGTAATCGTCCAGCGTTCGCTTGATGTCTTTGGGAACTGGGAGGGGTTCGTTTCGGTAGCGTAGTGCGCGATCTTTTTGCTCTTCGTCATCAAGAATATCATTACATAGCCCGATGCATTCATTACAGATTGTAACATTGAACCCCGCGATAAGCTTGTTCACATCGTGCTGGTCCTTCCCACAAAACGAGCAAACCATAAAACGCTTGTCTTTTTTACTACTCAAACAATTCCTCCTCTTCCATTAATAACTAGTTCCCAGAACAGTTCATCCGGCCTTCCGCGCCGCCGTATACCGATAAGATTTCAAAAAGCGCTCTTCAATGCGAAACACGTCGCAGGAACCGCCCGACAAAACCTCATATAGTTTCGCTCCCTTGGCAGACGAATGGATGTGAGGGAGCACCCTTAGCACAAACAAAGGGCAATCTTTTAATTTATTAAATTTGGCGAAAGAGAGGGTCTTTTTAGCGGTGGCCCGCAGCATGACGGTTGTACCTTCGGGATACGCCGGTTCCATGGCAGCGATCTCCACTACACGCTTCGCATACTTGTTTTCACACATTTTTTCATACGCAGCCTTTGGAGGAATATAGCCAGGGTTCGACAAAACTTGACGCGAGAGAGTCGTGAAATAAGCAGTGCCACGATAATACTCCGCCAGAAGGCGCAGAGTGCGCGCTTTTTCGGGCGACCAGTCCTTCTTCCACACCTTTATGGCGTCGAGAGCGCTCGGCGAAAGCTTAGATTCTAATTTTTGAAGATGGTCGTTTTGCTTGACAGACAGCGCTCGATGCGGGGCCTGCGATAAAAGAGAGGAAAGGAACCTTTCTTCCCACGAAGTAAGAAGATGATGCTCCTCATTGAGAGCAATTAACTTTTGGATGCGCGCCGTCGATTTCACATTCCCTCCGTCGTGTTCAAGTTACGCTATACAGTATAACAAATTTCAGAAAATAAGTCAAGCCTTTCTGAGAAATGTTTCATTAATCCACCGAGTATCGCTATGCCCCTCTGCGGTATAGCGCACCTCAAAGAATGTTTTCCCGGACAACGCATGAACGTTCATGACGAGCCCTAAGAGAGTTGGGCAGCCCGGGTTAGACAGGATTTCCACCAAGTCGCCGCGTAATATAGTATGCATGTTAAAACGATGGAGCAAGCATTCTTTTCTTCGGAGAATGCGAACCTAGACTCCTTTTAACTGGGCCAGTTTGGCCCCCTTCAGGAGAGTCTTTGAAGGGTGTAGTCTATATCTTTTATTGTATATTGCTCCATTTATCCTTTCTTGATTTTATGCTAATGAAAAGTCTTTTCGGTGATCAATGGCGGCCGCTGGGCATATTCTACGGTTAGCCAATATCCAAATCGTGTCTCGGGAGCCTTGAGAGCCTTAATCGTGAGCCCCTCGCAGCTACAGATAGCTCCGGCACCGTGCTCTTGGAACATATCCTGAAAAAACACGCTCCCGCATTCTCGGCACTTGATTTTTATTCGATTTGACATGCTATAATAAATATCAGCGTATCCTAAAACTACGGGGAAAATCACGTGTTTTCTTCTACCTTTTCTTGTCTTTCGTTCAGTATTTCCACTATTTCGTTTTTACAGACGGGAACAATTCCCCTCCCATGCGCTGTAGTGAACACCAGTACCTCAAAGTCGTATTGGATGGGCCACTCGCGGTCGAGCGCCAAGGGCTCTACGGGAGCCACGTGCCCCGCGATTAACCCTAAGTATGTTCGGTCTTTGCCAAAATCAACCCTTACCAAATCTCCTACTCTCATGAAGGCCGAGCCTCAATAACAGAAAGAATTGTACAACTCCCAAGAACATTTTCCGTCATAACACCACATTTCATGACACGTTTCCACGCTCCCGTAGACGACGAATTCGCAACATTTACTATTGCAATGAGGTTCGCCCACTTCGTCTTGAGTATATGGAATGGTGGCGTTGGGATTACAATCGTCCGATGGAGGCCACACAACACTACACGCCCCTAGCAACAGGAGCAACAATATTTTAATAACACTCTTCATAATGAAAAAACCACTCACACACATCGGCATGGCAACACCACGTCTCCTCACAGGTTAAATTCACGTTGAGCCTCTCAAAAGCCCAGATACAACATGCGGACTCGCAGACCAACGCATCCTCTAAAAGGTGCGGAGGTGCGTGGCCACACGCTTCATACTGAAGGTAGTAGTCGCCCCCCAAAGTTGGCCTATAAGGGGTGTAGTCGTTCATATCTCCCGAACCACATCCGGCCAGAAGTGCGGCCGCGAGAAACAGCTTAATAATAGCAGTATTCATCGTAAAGGTACCACTCCTCATAATTTTCGTCATAGCACCACGTCTCTTCGCACACTTCTCCGGTATAATAGTTCTCGATGACATCAACCTCGCACCCCCACGCATCCACGTAGGTATAGGTTCCACTCTCCGACACCAAAATGCAGCCCGGGGATAGAAGGGCTACAAGGCCCAGAATAATCAATAATTTTTTCATCTTACCACTCGGTTTCTTTTTTAATAATACGGCCATGTGCTGTCCCCACGACGTCCATAGCAAAAGGATCGATATCACCAGAACGCAAACTGCGCCGTTTGGCATCCGCTTCCAACAACTTTTGTGCTCTTTGAGTCAAGTCGGTCAAGGTCATGGGAAGGCGGTCAGGAGTGTCACATATCGCCTTGTGATATTCTACGAGATCCTTAAGGATCCCTCTAATTTTGTCGTCCATAATGCCTCTTATGGTTAAAAATTAATAATCCGGGTAAAGTGGGATCTCTTCTAAAAAAGTCTTCTTGTAAACTGTGTTGACGCCATCGGCCCACTGTACTCGTACAAAGTCGGACGCTTCCAGCGGAGCGATGTCGCTGGGCGTCACCTCTACAATCACGCCGCCAAATCGGCGGCCTTCTTTCTCTTTTACTAAAGTGCCTACTTTCACTTTCATGCCTCCATTATACAATATATGTGTTTAAATTGTCAACTAAAAAATGTTAAATTTGTTAAAATATTTCCGCGTCTCGTTGACGCTGGCTCCTGGTATCTTCAAGACCTGGGCAAAGGCTTTCAAGAAAATGTTACGCTGGATGTCTTCGTCGTCGGTCTCAACTATAATCTTATGAGCGTTCTCTACTACCTCGTCGGGATCGCTATCTGTAAGGCGCATGCTATATTCTACCTTGTATTCGTCGTCGGCGTCGGGACCAGCCACCCACGTTTCCGAATTGGGATAGGCAAACTCGCCCTGAACTCCATCCACCTCTTCGCGCATTAAGTTTCTAATCGCAAGATTAAAATCTCGGCTAGACTCGTAGCGCGAGCGAGAGATTTGACCGGGCCAATTTCCTGGTGGTCGCAAAATGAGCTTGGAAACTTCCCACTGGATCCACTCCTTTGCTGCGGCTTTATTGGCGACTTCCATTCCTGTCTCATCTCCGAACTCTTCGGAACGAACTCGATAGGCTCGGCCGCCGTCCTCTCTTTCCCACGTCTCAATGATAGCAATCTGGCTACCGTGTAGTTCAGCCGTAAAGTCCTGGGTGGGGACTTTCAATTGGGTAGAGAATTTCACTGGGATTTGCTTGATCAGTTCATTAAAATTCACATAGGTCTTTGTCTCAACTTCAACCTGGGTTGGATCCCAATCATCGTCCACCTCGTAATCCCACTCATACCAAGATTCGTCTGCAAGAGAGCGCGCCAATTCTATCAGAGCGGCTCCTTCAAGAATGCCCTGACGTTTGAGCGTACCCCGGGCTACCTCTGTGACGGCATCGGCCATATCGTCTCTTTGGTCTAGTGCTTCGCAAATTTGATGAAAGTTGTCGGGATCGTAAGCGACGCCACCGCCACCATCGGGGTTCATATCTTCCATGTCAATAGGGATCTCCATTACGACCGCGCCGCCATCGACGGTGTAACGTATATAATCTTCTAACCAGTCATAACCGTAATTCCTGAGTTCGTCGGGTATAGACTCGATGGCCTGGCGCGTCTTATCCTGAAAAGCGCTGTGGACAAACTCGTCTTCGTCAATCTTGACGATGAACCGCGCCGATACCGCAATGTATGCCTCCTCGTCGTGATCTTCGACCTCTCCGCGCACCTCAATAGCTTGATACCGATTGTTCCAATGGTCCTGCGTTTCTTGCGTTTGCCTTTCCCATTCCGCAGCTACATTAGAATTAAGTTCAATACTGTCTTCGGTAGTGGAATCAACCCGGGCGCTGCCGACTGTCTGGTAGCCAAGAAAATTATGGAACAAGGTGCTGTCGGTGGTGTCTTGGTAAGTTCCTCCGTAGCGTTCCCAATTCCGTAGGTTCAGCGCGCCATCGTCATCAAAAGCATTCTCGTAGGGATTGTCGGAATCCTTGGTGGCCTCCAACTTCTTGATTTCCTTAGCTTGTGTGTCCTTTGCCCATTGTGTGACGGTCTTGCGAAAGCTCGGCCACTTTCGGCCATAGATTCGCTCTTCCGGCACAGCCAAGCTGACCTCGGCGCTCGGGTTGCGGTATTGCTTGAGGCGTATACGCGAAACCGGGGTGACTTCGCCGGTGCCGCGTTCGCTGTCTTTGAAGAATTCCTCGTCACCGCTTTGAAATTTGTCCAGCAGGTCTTGGACGGAATCCGCGCCCCACTCTTCTTTGAGTCTTTCTAAGGTGGTGTTCTTTACCACGTAAGCGACCGCTCCTTCGCCGTGAGCTTCTGCGACGGCGCATTTATAATAGGTTCCGCCGCCTCCGCGAGAGCGTGGAGAATGGCAGCTTTCGATATTATCGAAGTCGCTCATTCGCAATACGTCAATCGGATGGCGCGTGTAGATAATTGAGTATTCGCCGACGCTCTCACCGCTTGCGGCTGCTTCGGGGTTTTCTCGGTAATAGGTGGACTTCTTGTTCCACCAGCTAGCAAGCTTTTGGAATGGATTAACGTCTCCGCTCGCCTTGGAAGTGAAGTCTTGAAACACATCTTGAAGCTTGCCCAGGTCTTTCTTGGCTTTGTCTTCTTTGTCCATTAGATCACTTCTATATTTCGTGTAGTCGTACGACTGCTTCCGGGTTGTGGGGTCAAGAAAATCCGCATCCTCGGGCGGGTGTGGCGGCGGTACACCTACCTTTTCCGCCTCATTTTGAGATTTCTTGGCAATATCGTACAGGCGCGAACCCTTCTGGAGGAGCTTCCCTATTTTCACTTCTCTCTTCTGAAAACGGTTTACTCGTTCGAGGTATTCTTCTTCCGCCTCTCCCGGCTTAAGAGCAAACACCGCGTCGCGCTGCTCGGGTGTGATAATGACGGTGGTGGAAGCACCGTCATCTCCCGCCCCTCTAAAAGTAATAGTGTAGTAGGTGGCGCGGCCAGTGGAGAAGTCAGGGTCGTAGCCCGAACGACCGAGAATGTTTTTAAGATAGTCTAGGTTTTCGTCTTGCGTGGGTAACGGTTGGATGAGGCGCATCTTGTCACCGAAGATGTCGCCAAAGGGAAGGTCGCTCGGTTTAAGATTGTTCAGCACCTGTTCAATGTCGACCAATTCGTCTTCGGTGACTTCGTTAATCTCTTCTTCTTTTATAAAATTTTGGAAACCCTCAAAAAGTTTCTTGTAATTTGACATGCACACACCCCAAGGCTTTATTATAATTAGTTGTTTATGAGTTTCAAGTCCACGATGCTCTCTAAATATATTTCGCCGTCTGACCAGACCACCTTGGCAAAGAGGCCGTCCGTGGACATTACGATTCCATAAGGAAGCGCATCTCCTAAATTCATAAACTTAGGAGGATAATTATACACTACTAAGTCTCCAATTTTTAGGAGTCCAGGTGTTTTTTTGTTTGCCATTTTACTCGTTTAATTGTTTCTTCAAAGTTTGCCACGCGCACGACATCGGCTAATTTTAATACCCGTACTTCTTCGGCGCGCCATCGACCTTTTTCTCGCAACTCCTCAATATGTAAATATAATTCTGTTACCGTCTTTTCACAATTAATTAAAAATTGAATAGATTTACGGACAGCTTCGATAACGGCTGACACCAGCGACCGCGAACTGGCGCGAAAATAAAGACGGCGTGTATTGGAAGACTTCAAGACTAAAGTCACCTCCACCGTGGCATCAGAACGATGGACCTTGACGCTATCCTTGAAGTCGGCCTTGAGGTTGAAATCCTCGAAAGCTACTTTTCTCAAACACAAAAATTCCGCCGAGAAGTGGCGCACCAATGCGGTGAACAGCGCATCCGCAATTCCAGAGCCGTTCGCGGAGAGAGGGGCACATTCTTCGTCGCGACACAGCATGCACTCTATAAGGGACAACTCTTGCTCTTCTTTGACTATAACATCTGTAATGAACAACGCAATGGCCTCCTCTTTGAGCACGTCATTAATAATAATTTCAATATTTTGCTGGAAGTGTTCTTCAGGGAGAGAGTAATCCATACTCTAATTAGATTTGAGGAGGCTATTTGAAGACGGGATTCTTGCTTGTGCTAAACAATTTTCGCATAAAAGATTTCTTTAGACTCAGAAGTCTCTCAAATCTTACCTTGTCGCGAGCATTTATATACAGATAGGTGGGCTTGCGGACTTGCCCATCAATCATTTGTTCATCAAAATTATAAAACTTGGAGCGCGGGCTCGGCTTCGCGTGAGCGCAGGCAGGCAGGAGTAGCCAGTATACTAGCATGCCAATTATAGTGGCGATAAGGATTCTTTTAAGAGCGGACCTCGTTTTCATCATAATGTTTTTCCCTCGTACCCATAATTATATCCCACAAAGCCGTAGTGACCCCCCAATTCGCATCTTGATTTTTTCCCATGTGGTGATCGTAGTGCCAAGGGATGTGCTTTTTGCCCCACTCCACATCGCGATGTGCCTTCTGGTGCATATAAAAATAACGCACCGCACAGAAGCAGATTGTGTAATAAAACCAAGGCATTACAAAGTAAAGGGGGAGGTGGACAACCTTCAAAGCATACAGCGAAAGGATCTCTCGGCGAACCGATGGGCTCAGCCAACTAGCATAACTTTTATCTACATTTTTATTTTTGCGGCACGTTTGGTGGTGGTCATGCCAGTGATAATTAAACCAACTATTTTTCTTTTTTCCGAGGCCGTGTAAAATATATTTATGTAATGCCCATTCTAACCACGTGGCGTATAAATAACCGCCGACAATACATAAAAATATAAACACTATTTCCTCCGTATAATTAATTTAATCCTTTTTGACTCGTTTAAAGGTAATTCGAGTTGTTGTTTCTTTTCTTCGGGGTCGGGCCAGTACTCTTCTTCTTTCTCGTCTCGGCCAATTAGCCCCTTCTCTTCGAGCGCTTCGATCAGGCCCTCAACAAAGCCCTCATCCCACTTGTTGTCTTGGTATAAGGTGTTGTCGAGGAAGCTATCAAAATCGCCCAAGGAGCCTCCCTTACTATCTATCCTTATATGAAACTCCAAAGTGCTCCCCCGCGTGAGTTCACGCACGCCAATTACCTCGTCGGGCCAAATATCAACATACTTAAGCGCTGCCTCAACAGCTTCTTCTATCTCTTCATCTTGTTCATCAGTTGTTTGTTCGGGGTTTATGTGCCACTTTAGTCTCCTCTCTTTAACGAGAGGGTGGCTACCTATAATCTCTTCGACATCGACATAAGCCTGTGATTCCCACATAGTATAAGAAGCTCCGGTATCATAAGGAAACTGTAACTCTACGCTAATGTTGTTGGCTTGTTCGAGATAAGCGTCTTGAAGCTTCACAAATTCTTCCGCGTTGGGGCCAGCTGGGTTTTCGCGAGCGTCTGTTTGAGCCTCGTCTTTCATTTCGCTGAACCAGAGATTGGCCTTATCCTGAATGGCGGCCGCCGCTAGCTCTCCCTGGTCTTCCCAGCCGCGCTGTGTGGTGGCGAGCGACTCGTCCCAAGGGATCCCCAACTCTTTTACTACTCTTACAAAATCTTCTTTATCTTTGTCGAGCAGTGGATCCTGCCACGTGCTGTTATCCAAATAGCGATAAGCTTCGAGAGCGCCTGTATCTTGTTTTTCATAAAGCATATTCTGAATGATGGCGTCTATCACTTCGTGGACGTATAGACTGTTATCCTCTGCGTCGAAGGCCTCGTCGTAATCGCCGTCGTGATCAACTACCAGTGCGATCTTTTTAAACTTGCTCTCATTAGAAATATTCGCAAAGAAAACAAAGAAGAACGATTTTCCTTCGCTTGTATATTCATCAAAGTAGTTGGCGGATTGGGTTGAGGAAATACACCATTTAGTGCCTTTGCCGTAGTAGCAGGAGGCTTCCGCTGTCGTAGGGCGGATCATTGTATAGTAGTCATTGTCGGCAATGACGCTAGATCCCTCACGTGCTTCTGCTTTTTCTCGCTCTTTGGCTTGCTTGCGGCGTTCTTTATCTTGCTGTGTTTGCTCGGCGACGTTAACAGCTTGGCTGAGATAGCTGTAAGTCTCAATTTGATTGATGTCTCGTAGCGATGGTGCGATGAAAGGTTGGAGCTTGTGAAAGCGCGGGAGTAAATCTGCTATGTTCCTCGCGATGCCATACGGTGAAATTAAGTTGTCTGTGTCTTGGGGAGCAGTAGGTGACGTTACGGTATCGCCGGCGGCAGTCTGCGTGACGGTGGATGCGTCGGGCCACTTCTTTGCCCAGAACATCTCGTAGCCATTTTCGGCCGCATTTTGGACCGAATTGTTTAATATCTTTGCTGCGCCTTCCAGATACTTTTGATTTCCCGAAGGGTCGGCCTGAATGAGAACGTCGAGGACGCTTTCGCCATCTAAGGTGTCGCGTTTCTTGGCTAGTTCGGGGTATCTCTTGGCAGCGTTTTCTTTGCGCCCTTCGATGAGAAGTTGCTCGTCGGAGGCGTCGCTATAGTGTCGGAATGATTCGAAAAGGTCGCGCATATTATAAATAGTTTTGGTAGTTAATAAAAAGAGGGCAAGCTATCTTTTTTTAACTTGCCCTCTATATAATACTTTTTCAGCTCACAATTATTTAATTTTAATTGCGATAGGTTTGGCTTCGGGCCGTCGCGGAACGACGATAGTTAGAAGACCGTTCTCAAAGTCTGCTGAGATGGCAGACAAATCAAGATTGTTATCATAATTGACGTAGGTCTTCTCAAAGCTTCGCCGCGCAATGCGACGGTTCGCGTCATCACCTTCCTCTAGGTTGGTGTTGGCGCGAACAGTAATGCTCCGCTTCTCGGTTTGAACATCAATGGAAAGGTTCTCTTTCGAGAATCCCGCCAATGCAAATTCAAGTACGGTGTCCCCGTCCTCGTTGCCGTAAATATCGGCCACGGGGTAGCCTTGCGTTGTTTGGCGCAAGAGCGTGGGGAAGTCGTTGAAAAAGTTATCGAAGACGTCATCAAAGACGCGAGAGCCCAAAAGACTTGGGCGGTGTAAGGTAATTGCTGTGTTAGTCATAATATTTCTCCTTTTATAAGCAAGTTAACCAGTTAAACATTCCAAAGGCAATGAATAACTCTACGTAAAATATAGGAAAAGTTTTGGGCATGTCAAGGGCTAATGTAAAGAAAGGCTGATTCCATGGAGCAAAAGATCGTCGGTGCTAAAGGCCAGTGCCTGCGTATAAAGGAGCAGGTCGGCGCCTAAGTCCTCTTCAACAAGCCAATAATTCTTTTGGGGTACCCATTCGCCCCCCAACTCCACAGCTTCTAAGGCATTCTCAAAACGAAAAAGCAAATTAAAAAACTCCCCCAGGCAAGCAAGCTTTTCGGGCCATTCCGTAGGGTCTTGATCTAGCAAAAGGTCTTCTAAGTGATGAAGCGCATGGGCGCGGCGTCGGATAATGCCACTAGTATACTTTGTGATGTCCTCTTTTGTGACCGCGATAAGGGTAGTTTTCACAGAAGGGGGCCTTCCCCCCAGAATTTATTATTTTCTTTTGTCCCTGTTAAAAGGAGCGCTTGAATGTAAGGCTTTTCCCCCGATGGGCGCTTGACCCAGAAGCGATAAGGGGCGTCTCTAAAGATTCCATACATTGGGCGCCTGCGGCGCCTCTTTCCGTACTTGCTCTTTGGCGGGGTATTGAGATATTCAATACACTTCTTAATAATCTCTTCGTCGGATTGAGCTTGAGAAGCCTCCGTGTAGTCGAGATCAATTTCCACACTAACTGCCCAGCACTTTTTTCCGTAGCCCTTTACGCTATGAAAAAGGCTTTGAACATACTGGCCAAAGCGCGGGGACGCTTTTATATCATGTTTGTGGTAGGGGCGAAGATATCTTCGTAATGTACACGGAATCACAATTATTTCCTTTCTAGGTACTCCACAAGATCAGTGAAGCCACCAACAAATATTTCAACATTATCTCTCTTCTCCACAATCAGTGGCACTGTCGACCAATCAAATCTTTGCTGGACTTCTCGAAGAAGGGCTTGCTCTTGATCCACCAAAACAATATTGTGAGGAAGTTTCTTTTCTAACAACAGCGCTTGTGCACGATGACAATAGGGGCATTCGCTTTTGGCCCACACGGTGTAGCTACCCATTAAGCACCTGCTTTTGACTCTTAAGTTTCGACTCCACCGTCGAGGGGGATCCCACAATGGTCAATTCCAGACCAACGGTGCCCTTATCCAGGGTTAGCTTGGTGAAGTTTTGGCGGGGATCTAATCCCTCGGGGAGTTTTCCCTCGGTCAGCGCTTGACGAGCTTGTCCGTCTTCTCTGAGCGATACTACATGGCGCGGATTCACGAACACCTCTCTTAAATCAAAGCGATCAAATTGCTTTACAACTTCTACTAGTCTAATCATACAGATCTCCTATATCGTATACATCTTCCTGGCGCACGAGAAGGGACGCTTGGGTGCCGTCGACATTAGCAAGAATGCGCAGCTTTTGAGGCTTAAGCGCTTTGACGAGTGCCAGTAGCGGTCCGCGCATATCCACCGTATAGGATCCTCGATCCCCAATTGTGCCATCAGGCACCCAGACTAGGTCCCCAACTTTCATCCTAGTCATCATCCGCATAAGACTCTTCTTCTGAATCAGTGGGTACCGACGGGGCTGCTTCGGTGGGAGCGCCTTCGGGCCATGGCGCGGGTGGCGGGGGCAGATTGGCCTCCATGTGATTGTGGATTAATCCTTGATATCCACTCAGAATTCCTTGGATTTCTTCTAGTTTAGCAGAAAATGTTGTCAGCGCCTCCTGCGTTGTTCCAATGTTTCGTACAGCGCTTTCCAAGTGCCCCAAGGCGAATGCCGGGGGGGATACCGTCGTTAAAGCACCGTAGCTTTGTTCGAACTTTTGCCGCGCCTCGCCGTAGAGCCTCTCGACGGCCGCTAACACTTCATCCAGTTCAACAGAATAACTTAAATTAACTTTCATTAAAAACCTCTTTTGTTTATCATAGCACCTGCGTTGGGCGTTGTCAAGAAAGAATTGTGGCATAGCCCGCTGTGGCGCCGATGCCTATAAGAGCCGTCAAGACAATCCATGTCATCCGGGAATACGTAGTTTTCCAATTCTCTAGCTCGCGCATGCGCGCATAAAGCCCTTGGTAAGGGTGATACACCGCTTCTCGAATTTGGACGATATCTTCGGCCATCTCTTCTTGCTTTTCTTTCACCGCCGCAATGTTTTGTATGATCGTGTCAAATTTGCCCGCCATTTCGGCTAAAGCAACTGCCGTTGTTGTGTCATCTGTACCCATTTTTGTCCCCTGTACTACAGCACCTTATGCGCTACCCTAAATAGTCTACTCCTCGACAATTGCGTAATTAGAAGTGATTAAGGTTCCCGCAACGCTCACGGCGTTCTGCAGCGCACAGCGCGTTACCCGCGCTGGGTCGATCACCCCTGCGTCAAGTAAGTTGGTCATTTTACTGGTTTTAAAGTTGTACCCTTCTCCCGTGCGTCGGTGAAGAAGCTTTGAAAGAATTAAATCCCCTGATTGGCCTGCGTTGCGAGCCATTTGGCGCAGGGGCTCGCGGACCGCATTCTCCACAATCTTAATCCCTAACTCTTCCCACTCGTTATCAGCAGTGCTCTTGGCCTTCTGGAAGAGATGTTTCGATTTTTGTACGAGGAATGCGCCCCCACCGGGAAGGATTCCCTCTAGCTGGGCCGACTTGACCGCTTCCAGGGCGTCTTCGATGCGATGCCGCTTTTCTACCATTTCAATCTCTGTCGCTGCGCCGACGCGAATAATTGACACCCCTGACGACAAACGAGTTATGCGCTCCTGAATCTTTTCGCACTCATGCATATTCTCGGTGTCCTGAAGGATTGCTTTAAGCTTTTCAATTTCACCTTCTACGTCTTCTAGGCTTCCGGTGCCGCCGACAATTGTGGTGCCTCTTTTACCAGATTCAATGCTTTTGGCCTCCCCCAAATGGTTCAACTTGACTTCTTTAAGTCTCACCCCGTTTTCACGGCTGATGAGGGTTGCGCCCACGGAAAGTGCCAAATCCTTAAGAATGTTGCGTCGCTCTTCTCCATAGCGTGGGGCTTTGATGGCCGCGACACGGAGCGTGCCGCGCATAGCGTTCATGATTAGAGCAGCCAGCGCTTGACCTTCCACGTTCTCAGCGACGATGATAAAAGGGCGCGCTTCGCGAGCAGCGAGTTCTAAGGCGGGCATCATCTCTTCTACGGTTTCAATTTTCTCATCTGTAACAAGGATAAGAGGATCTTCGTGGCTAACAATCCCTCGCATCTCATCGTTAATAAAAGCTGTCGCGAGATAGCCTGCGTCGAACCGAAACCCTTCCACTAAGTCTAATGTGGTCTCAAGGGAGCGCGCTTCCTCAATTTTAATTGAGCCGTCTTTGCCAGCCAAATCTACGGCCTTTGCAATCATCTTTCCAATGACTGTGTCTCCATTGGCAGAAATGGTAGCGATGTTTTCGATATCCTCTAGTGATTGAATGGGGGTGGCGTCTGCTTCAACTTGTGCCACGAGCCACTCAACCGCCTTTTCCATCCCACGCCGTAGTTCTGTTGGTGGAGCGCCAGCAACTAAGTATTTTTGGGCGTCCCGGTACATTGCGTAGGTAAGCACCGTCGTGGTGGTGGTGCCATCGCCGGCCTCTTGGTTAGTTTTCTCGGCCGCTTGCTTTACAATCTGAGCGCCTGTGTTTTCAATGGGGTCTGTCAGTTCGACAAATCGGGCGACGGTTACGCCGTCTTTCGTGATAATGGGGTTCTTGTGTTTTTGGTGGAGGATGACGCTGCGCCCTTTGGGGCCAAGCGTGGACGCTACATTTTCTGCTACGATGCGTATGCCGTTTTCTAACTTGCCACGCAAATCAACCGAATCTTTAAAAAGCTTCATTTCACACCTCTTTATAAATTATAATGTAATTGTACAGGAAAGTCAAGTTATTTTTCAATTTTTTCTACAGCATTTGTCGTCGCCACTTCAAGACCTTTCGCGTTCTCAATAGCGTTTAGCGCATATTGTTTGCGATCTTGTTTGGCACTCTCATTCGAAACGCCTAAGAAATAATCATTAATGTTGTTGGTAAAAAACTGGAGTTGTTCATAAACGGGAGAAATGGTTGCCTGGAGTAGCTCAGCATACATGGCAAAAGTGCTCTTCATGTATTTAGGGCCGATCATCAAGGTTCCAATCTCCTGGAAGTTTTTAATCTTATCTTCAACTTGCTTGCGCGTGAATTCGAATTGTTGTGCTTGTTGATATCCCGGGGTTCTTTCCAAAGAATCAAATATCGCTTCTTTATTCCCACTCTCGATTGCCCTTTGTAGCTGCTCGACCACCGCATAAGAGCCAAACAGTTTTGCCGCCTTGGTGCCTTCAAATTTGCTCTCGGCATATATCACCTCGAAGTTAGCAAAATTCTGTAACTCTTTGGAGTCTGCATTGATTATTTGGTCTATTAATTGAGACATTCCCTGTGGACTAACTAGTCCCTCTTGCAGCGTCCCCCTTTTTGGTGAAAACTCAAAAGCGGCCCAGCCGGGTTTTGCCTCTGAAAACCCTTTCCTGCCAAAGATTATTCTCTTGACACCAACATTTGAATCTCTCAATTCAGACATTTTTTGTTGAAATTCTACCGCATCTTCAAATTTATCTGCTTCTTTTCGCCAAACTGTCTTCAAGAACGGAACAACAAATATGTCCAAGAAACCCTCCAGTGTAATTGTGAACTCGCCAAATTGGAGCCCGTCGGTCCCCCCTATGCGCCTTGCGTCTAAATAAATTACGTGGTCATAGTCTCTAAGGTGTTCAACCATGTTTTTGAAAGAACCTTTCACTTCAGTTTGATCACCCAGCAGCTTCAAAGAATAATGCTTCCCAGCCAAAACCACATCTGTAATTGGTTTCCCTGTGGCGCCCGAACCAATGTCCTCGGGGGATGTGATTTGTACAGACTCGCCCCCAAACAATCCTGCTAGGAAGCCTTCAAAAATAAACCCTCCGGCCGATTCCGTGAAGTTAGTGATGATAGCCGACAAGATTTCACATACGACCATCGTCGAGAGGATCTCACCAATGGTGGCGTTTTCTTGTTTTGTTGTTAAAATATTATTAAGATAAGCGATCTTGGCCTGGAGAGTGTCTCCTTTAATATTGCGCGTGAACTTTTCGATGATGGCGCGGTCTTCGGTCCCCAGTGATCCGAAATCTTCGGTGATGCGAATTTTAGGAAATTTGATATCTATATTCAAATCTTCGCCGGGGTCCAGGGTAGCCTTTTCTTTCAGCATCTCCTGAAGCGCCTGCTCATATAGGGGAGTGAGGTTGGCCAACGCGGGGGATCCGCGCTTGGCAAAATAAGATTCTACCAGATCGTCTAAACTCATATTATAATTAGTCCTTTCTAAATGATTATGTCGGCTATTCCTAGAGCGACGGCTTCCTCGGCGTTCAAGTATACATCTACTTTTGAATCGATCATTTTCTGGAGCTTTCGTTTGGTTAGTTTGGTTTCCGTGACAAGTGCCTGGATCATCTGTTCTTGGATCCAGCGCGTTTCGCTCATTTCGTTCTCTAGAGACGCGACGCCTCCGTGATGAAGGGCCCGTATTCCATGAAGCATAACTCTTGTATTCTTGCCGATCTTTCGTATGCCTTTTGTACCGGCAGCGAGCAAGAGCACACCGGCGGACATCACTTTCCCGAGCCCGATAGTTTCAATCTCGTGACCCTCTTGTACAACACGCATAAGATCGTAGATAGCGAACATCCCGTGGACGTCCCCTCCCCACGTGGAAATATAAAATTTGAGTGGAGGTGGAGGGGGGCAATCGTCATCTCCACGCAATTTTTCTTCTTCCGAGGCTTCCCTAAGAGCCACTAGTGTTTGGACAGCTTCGAGGAGTTCTTCTTCGCCCAGCGTTCCGAAAAGGCTCGCGGCACGGAATTTAGGGCCCTTGGGCGCAGCATCTATTATAAAAACATTTTGCGCTGGTACTTCTTCTTCTTCGAAGTCCATGGTACCTGAGACTACTTCGCTCATTGGGGTGGCACCTCCTCTAGATTTTCCATTGTTAAGAGGCCATTTTGCCAGCTTAAGTCAATTCGACCTTTTAGGTACATCATTAAAATTTTGCCGAAGCTGTCAATTTGATTTTGAGAAAACTCGTTTCGCGCTATTTTATCAATGCCCCATTGGGCGGCAGAATGAGCCATGAACGCGCGCTCCGCAAAAATAAACTTATCTTCATACGTTATAAGTTCATGATCTATCAACATCTTTTTGATCTTGTGAGTTTTCAATGGCGGCTCTCCTCAGCTTGGCTCTATAATAATTATCCATGACGCGCATTAAATCACTCCAATCTTCAACTTCAATGGCATTTTGGTAGGGAAAAGGGACCGAGGAGTTTAAATTGTCAACTGCAGTTTTTTTCCACCCTCGGATAAAAGCCTTGTCACTATTTTTATGTAGCTTAAGTTTTTGTTCATCTTTGAGAGTGTAAGAGATGGCCTTGTACTTTAGTTCTTGGACAAGAAGAAGCTCTTGATAAGCTCTTCCAATCAACAAAAACGCTAAGTATTTGATTTTAGTAAGGAATATGCGCTTGTGGCCAAAGTCTAGGAGAGAGAATAAGACTTTATAGACCAAAGCACCCAAAAGAAACCAGAAGAATTCAGACATCTAATACCTCAAGAATATTATATCAAGAGTGGTTGTTGCTTTTAAGCTTTGGGGTTAAGAAGACGCTCAACCACTCGTCGAGTAATCTCTTCGGCGATGCGGTCATTGTTTTCGTTTTGCTTCTTCCTGTAGGCTGGTTTGCCTTTGTCCGGACCAGTGGTGAGTTCTTCCCCTTTGCTTGGGTCTTCGTCCGCGATCTCCCCTTTGTGCGGACCAGTGGTGATTTTGCCACCTTCACCGGGCGCGCCAAAAGCCTGTTTTCGATAACCGCTGGCATCGGGCTTATCCAGTTCACCCTTAGTGGTGCCTTCTTCAAGCTCCACATCGTCAACGTCAACGTCTTCGCCGCCAACATCCAGGTCGGCAACCGCCAACTCTTCTTCACCTTCGGGGCCGATGTCCATAGCTTCGACATCTTCCACTTCGCCAGTGTCGGACTCAACTTCGGTATCTACTCCGAGAATGTCTGTTGCGGCTTGGGCGACGGCGTCAAAGAAGTCTTTGACTTTCTCTTCCATGGTACCCTCCGCGCCTGCGGCTTCGAGATCATCTTCGATATCGAGTTCGTCTTCTGGGGCGAGATCTACTTCGAGTTCTTCCTCGTCACCAAGAGCGTCTTCTGCGCCTTCGATTTCGCCGGCATCCTTGCCTTTTTCATAATCGTAGCGGTCTTCCTCATCCTCGGTAACCACCTCTTCGGTTTCGATATTCTCGACAAAGGGGTTAACGAGTGGCTCCAGTTCGGCCAATTTCATAAAACGGCGGACTGTCGCTTCGTTCAAAAGGTTCTTCTTGCTGTCCATGTTTCTCTCCTTAAAGTATTAGATGTTAGACATCTGGTATAGTGGGTTGTAATAATTAGTTAACCTTGAAGTTAAATTACCTTTTTTTGTAATTTATTGATGGCCTCGGTTTCAATCTGTTTGACGCGAACATACGATATCTTTAATCGCTTTCCGACCTCGTTCAAAGTCAAGTTCCCATGTTTCTCTATGGCAATTAAACAACAATTCAAATCTTCTTTATATTCCATCCATTGTCGACACTCGCTTTTTGTACAGCATTCATTGTTCAATAAGCATTGCCGCGAACATAATTTCATACTCCCTCCTCGTGTTCTATCATATCAAATATATCTTCTATGTCGTTAGTATTTAAAGCAAATCTATCTTTAATCTCTTGTTCTTTTTTGCGTAACTCACGCGCTTTTTTAGTGCGGAACTTGCGCGCCAACATGCTCTTCTCTTTCATTTTCTCCAAGAAAGGCATGAAGTCCGGGTCCTCCGTAATAAAAGCCTTCATACACTCATTGAAAAAAAAGTATTTGGTGATATCATCGAACTTAAGTTTCAGCAATAAGTTAACATGAAGCTCTTCCAGCGAAGGAAATTGGATCGTTTTGGCGTCCTCGGGTCTTGGTTTTCTTTTATACATCATCGCGACAAAATGTGAGTTCCGCTTTCATTTAGACCAGCGCTGCTTTGGCGCACGAATTTGGCTTTCGTCTGAAGATCTATAATATCTCTAGCTCCCGAATAGGAGAGCCCTGATCGGATCCCATTGGCAATGTCCTCTAAAAGAGGACCGACCGGGCCTTTATAGGGGATCTCTGTGCTCACTCCTTCATTCGAACTGTGCCGTCCGCGCCAAGTGATCTGGGCGTCCTTGCTTGCCATCCCTCGATATTTTTTAAAGAGGTGGCCAGCGGAGTCCTCTATTGTCTCCCCGGGAGACTCTGCTGTTCCCGCGAGCATGGAGCCGAGCATCACAAAATCTGCGCCTGCGGCGATGGCCTTCACGATATCCCCGCTCGTGCGGATGCCGCCATCAGCAATTATTTTAACGTCGCGGTCGGTAGCCGCGCAATCAAAAATAGTTTGAAGACCAGGCAGGCCATGGCCAGTTTGGATGCGGGTGCTGCATATGCTGCCACCGCCAATATTACAGCGTACGCTATCGGCGCCCCAATCGGCCAAGTCGTTGAAAGCCGCGAGCGTTGCCACGTTCCCTGCCATAAGGTGTACAGCCTCCCCCAATTCGGACCTGAGATTTCGAAGAGCCTCTTTAACCAAGATGTGATGTCCATGGGCCACGTCAACACATAAAATATTGGCGCCGCTTTCGCACAAAGCCACTGCTCGCTGGAGATAAAATCCAGTCACACCAACTGCTGCGGCAATGGGCGGTACAGTCAGGATACTCAGAGCAGAAGAGGCGGCTGCCTGAAGCTCGCGCACGATGGAGGCCTGGGTTTCGATATCGTTATACCGATGTATCACCCCCATGGCGCCATGTCGGGCCATCGCCCGGGCCATTTCCCCCTCCGTGACAGTGTCCATGGGAGAAGAGATAAGGGGCAAGTCTAGCCAAAGATCATCGCTTAAAGCGTTCCCCAGGCTAATCTCTTTGCGCGAACGAATAGTTGAGTACTGAGGCTCTAGAAGGACATCGTCATAAGTTAGAGCCTCTCTAAACCTCACGGGGCTTCTCCTGGGCGGATCTCTTCGCTTCTTCCTCGTCAATTAGCCGATCCAGATACCAACGCGCTTTCTTTAAATCCTCAACTGACTTACCCTTATAGGGGTATCGCGAAACATATTTAATAATATTCCCCTGCGCATAGTTCATACACCACGAATCAATGTAGTTGTATGTCTCAATGGCCTTTTCGCCTTTCCAGTTTATGTTGTAATGTTTGGGGTGGTTAACGGGATCTTCGAAGTTTATCACTTCAGCTTTTGGGTTGCTCATGCTTCTCCTCTAGGTGTCTCTTAAAATCTTTAATTATTTGTTGGGCTTGTTGCCAGCATTCCGGGCAATAAAGGCGAACGCGTTCCTCTTTCTCGTTTACTACCACATTCCACGAGGCCACTTGTTCTTTATCCATTTTATCAAAGGGTTCTTCACAAGTCAAGCAATAATCGGGTAATTTTCCAAATAAAGCTACTTTTGTTGCCATTTCTTTCTGGGCGGCCTTCTGAGCCTTGGTCAATTTTTTTCTTTTCATTTTCCGTGTTTCTGTGCTCATGTCGGTCTCCTTAAGGTACCACAAGTTTACATAGCTGCTCTCCAGCCATCCAATTCAAATCGACGCGCCCCTTAAGGCCCGGGCATTCCCCCCAGCCGGTGTATTGCCACACGTCCCAGGTGTCCCAATTCCGCAGCTGTGCTTCTGGGCCCACTAGAGGCTTCTTGCGAATATAATTTGCCCACCATACTGGGTACTCAGTAAACTTGACCTTATCTTCCGCGGACGCATTGCGTAAATAGAGATTCCATGCCCACCGCGCGCTGTACACAATGGCCTTCACGCCCCATTCTTCTTCAGCGGCGGACAGCCACTCTAAGTACCAATCGGCATTATATTGATCGTCTGTCTTCATGCCAGCTTCGAGATCAACGGCTGGTACCAAATTTCCGGCCTGCAGGCCTCCTACCGACGCGAGGGTGTCTCGGAAATGTTTAAACTCTGCGCGCGCATCCGCCTCGGGATTGTCGTACTTGTTAAGATCCGGCCGCGCAAAATGATAGGCACCCACAATAACATTATTATCCACGGCGCCCTCATAACGCTTTACCCAGTCACGATTAACATGAGTCTGGCCCTCTGTGGCTTTTACCCAGGCGAACTCAACGCCGGCATTTGCTGCCTTGGCCCAGTCCACGGCGCCGTTGTGAGAGCTAACGTCAATTCCCACCCGCGGGGCAATCCCCAAAGAGCCGAGTGTTTTAAGACCAGCGAGGCCGTCGCAAACGAGGCCTTCAGATTGCTGGTACTCTTTTACTGTTTTTAAAGTTTGGGGACCAAAATCCCCGTCAGCTACCGCCCCTAGGGCGCGCTGTAGTCTTTTTACTTCTTGGCCCTCATCGCCAAAACGTAAAGTATAAATGAAACTCATTCCAATTCTCCTTCAGGTTGTTATCCTGTCTAAATAGTGTAAAAATAAATTACCGTTCTCCGGTGGAGCCAAACCCGCCCCCACCGCGAGTGGAGTGGGAATTTAAAAAATTTTCTTCCGCAACTTCCTCCACGTTACAATGTAAGATGGGGATTAAAATGGCTTGGGCAATCTTGTCTCCCTCTTTAAGATACTGTGGGCTCAGCCCTAAATTATGAAGATTGACATACAACTCCCCTGTGTATCCCGGGTCGACGACGCATGCGCCCACGACCAGCTGCCGCTTAAAAGCAATCCCGGACTTGTTTTTAATTTCCAACATGTGCCCATAGGGGACCTCTACTTTTAAACCGGTGGGGATGAGCACGCTCTGTCGAGGCTCGATCACGAGTCCTTCATCTTGCAAGATGCGCGCCCGATCTCCGTTGGGGCAGTAATACAAATCAACTCCCGCATCCATCTTATGTGCGCGGGTTGGGAGTTTCGCCCCCTCCCTCAGTCTACATACCTTTAATCTCATCCTAATAACCTCCAGCTTCTCAATCCGGACTTGCTAGAGAAGCCCCATTGTTCTTCGTATTTAAGTTTAGCCATATATGGCCGGTTTAAAAACACCTTATCGCGGACAGGGTTTACGCCCCAGCATTTAATATCCACCATGGCGGAGTTACTATCGATAGTTTTCACAATATAATAGGGGCGTCCTTTAACTGTCTTCCGTTTGACCACCTCGCGTGGGATAAACCAAGCCACGCTCAAATCTAAATCAAATTCTGAGATCGGAGGGACTTTATGAAAATCAAGACGCTGCTTCGTATGCTCATCCAAGACCAAGTTAAAGGGGTAAAGGCCTGAGAGTTCTACGGTGTTCTCGATATATTCATCGCGCGTAAAGTCGTCGCTCCCTTTGTGCTCTTCAATCAACTCTTTGAGTTTCTTACGACTCTTTGGGCGATTCTGTGCTACAACGGTCCAAAAATGCTTAGGGTTGTCAAATCTTTCGTCCATCAGCAGCTTAAGAGCGCCGGCGCGGCTTAGTACATCTATAGCTTTCTTGTTCAATTTGGAATAGACAATCTCCTCATTGAACAAGAACTCTTCCACCGTGGTAAAGGGGCGATGATCCATAACTTGTTCGATGGCCTTGTCCCCTAGACCCTTAAGGGAGGCCAGTGGTTGAATGAGAGTCTTACCATTCTCGGTGATACCCCACACCAAACCAGATTCATTAATGTCCAAGGGTCTAATCTGGAAGCCATACTTCTTAGCAATGTTTAGGGCGCGCTCCTTGCGACTCTCAGGCTCCTTGTCCAGAAAGCTGGCCATCCACTCCGAAGGGTAATAGTTTAGCAGCCAAGCACACTGATAAGAAATGGTAGAATAAGATACAGCATGAGACTTATTAAAACCATAGCCGCTGAAATACTCAAACCTTTGCCAAATCTTTTGTCCCTCTTCGCGAGATAAGCCCCTATCGAGACAACCTTGGATAAATTTTTGGTGGAGTTGTCTTTTCTTGTCATCGCCCTTACCTGTTCCTTTCTTAGTCAACAGCTTCCGCAACATGTTGCCTTCGTCGAGTGTCAAATTCTTTCCCAGCTTGTGCGCGAGGAGAGCGATTTGCTCTTGAAAGATTAAAAACCCGTGAGTTTCCTTGGTAACTTCTTTAACCAAGTCGTTGAGATAATTAACCTTTTCAGGGTTTTGCTTAGCATCAACATAAAGCTCGTGGACATTGGCCGAAAGTGGGCCTGGTCGATAAATAGCCGTTATGGCGGCGATGTCAACGATACTCTTAGGCTTTGCGCGCTGGCAAAAAGCTTGCGCCCCCTTCTCTGTAAACTGAAATACGCCGGCCCACTTCCCCTTGTGAAAGATGTTTCGGTAAACATCTTGATCTTTGAGATCGAGAACGTCGGGGTGTAAATTCTCGTCATAGAACCTTTTGATATCTTCAAAGGTGGGGTTTTCCACTCCATGGTGCCGACGCAGAATATGATAAACTGCCCCTTCAATCATCTTAAGTGTCGAAAGGCCCAGGATATCAAACTTAATGAACCCCATTGGTTCCAGGTGGCGAACGTTTTGCCCTTCGGACCATGGCGTTTGAGTGATGCCGCCGCTATTGATGAGAGGCATATGCTTGTCCAGATCTTCGCCAATGACGACTCCACCCGCATGACGCGAAACGGCGCGGACTTGGCCATAAAGCACGTTGACGTGTTTGGCCACCTTGGGATAGCGCATCAAAAAGCTCTTAAGAGAGTCGGAGTACTCCATGACCTCTTCAAACGTCGGAGTATAAACCCCGGCTTTGATTCCATGCTTGCGCTTAGCCAAGGGCGTCGCCTCTGCTAGCATCTTGGAGGTTGCTGCGTTAGCCTCGATGAAAGGGATCCCATAGAATTTCGAAATATCTTTGATGAGAGAGCGAAGCTGCAGGGTGTTAAAATTAGAGATGGGTACTACAGTGGTGTCGCCCCACTTGTCGATAAGAATCTCCTTAAGACCCATGGGGTCGCTCACATCATAATCAATATCGGGGTAGTCCGTAGCGTCGCGGCGCAGAAAGCGTGAAAACAGAAGGTTGTATTTAATAGGGTCGACCTGAGTGATGCCAAGGGTATAAGCAACCAAAGACCCTGCTGCGGATCCTCGGCCGGGGCCGGTGAGTTGAACCTCGTTTGCGCTATTGGCCACTGCGTACATGGTCAGGAAATATTTACTAAACCCACGGTCGCTGATGACCTCTAGTTCTTCTTTTAATCGCTCCACATAAGTTTGATCGTTGTCCAACTTTAATTTCCGCAAACCGTCGACACAAGCGGCGATCAGCGCGTTATCATCGGTTTGTCCCGGCGGCACAACAAAGCCCGGGAGGCGCACCGTATTGTCGGGCATAAAGTCCTCAATCAGTTCATGGGCAATACGGTGAGTATCCTCAATGCTTTTGCGTACCAAGTCATCGCTGTAGGCGTAATCGCACTGTTGGGCGTATTTCTTATAGGCTGCCCACATCTGATCCCCATTTTTAGGGTATAGCTCATATCCGATTTCATCGACGTCTGCTGGAAGTTCATTAGAAAGCCAATCCGGAGTGCTCCCTTTCCCGAGCCAGCCTAGGCGTTTATAAAGCTCGCGATCTTTCCACGCGCTGGGGGAGGGATAGTGGCTGTCTGCGGTGGAGATGAGCGGGATGCCCAGTTCCTCATGTATTTGAATAATGTACTGATTGATCTCATGTTGTTGTTCAATGCTGTTCCACTGAAGTTCTCCATACCAACGGTCGCCAAAAATATCGCGCATTCGGTCTGTTGTTTTGCGCATCGCCGCAAGAACTGCTTGGCTCCCTTCGTCGCGGTTTTCCCAATAATCTCCAGCATATACGCCACCCATACATGCGCTGGCGGCGATCACCCCTTCACCGTGCTCAGCGAGCATAGCATAATCAGTACGAGGGAACCGATAGAAATTTTCGCTGCGGTAAGACTTGGAGACTATAGAAAAGATGTTGTTTAAGCCCGTTTGGTTTTGAGCCAGGAGAATCAAGTGGCGCCGGCGGTTGAGGATGGTCTTGTTGCCCCCTTTGGAGGAGCCCTCGTCCTCAATTGTGGTGCCTGCTTTTCCCTTGTCAATTTGTTTCTGAGCCTTTTTGTCTTGGCGCGCACGCTCTAGCTCCTCTTTCCATTCAGCAATGCTGGGAACAAAATAAGCTTCCACGCCAAAGATAGGCTTAAAGTTCTTGCCGTCTTTTTTCATTTGTCGAGCGTACTGAACTTGATAAGCAAACCCATTCATGTTCCCATGATCAGTGAGGGCGAGCGCGCTGCTCCCATTCTTGAAGGCGAATTCCATATGTTCTTGGGGATATCCCAGTCCATCAAAAGGACTTCCCATTCCGCTATGGGCATGCAACCCCACAAAGGGGATTTTACTCTTGTTCATTATCTACTCCAATCGGATTCCATTCATGATATGATAATATACTGGCGGCTGGTTTGTCAAGAGAATAATCAGACCCCAGCCATTTTTTTAGACCTTCCCAACTGGATATATCAAAATACCATGGGATGTCAATTACTTGGGTGTCCACAATGTCGACGTTGCTAAAGACAAAATCGTGGGTAAAATAGCGCCCGGAGAACTGTTCCTCTGGGGGGAGTTTCTTCCGCTCAGCATCAACGCTCCGTGTCTCAGAGGAGCGCACCTTTCTGCGCGCAACCAGAAAATCTTCAGGCGTGAAAGTAAAAGGTAAATAGAGCCCATCTTTAAAGTTCTTCCCCTCGTACGATACACAGAAAGGCCTGCTATTCCTCGCTAAAGAGCGGCTGTCCTGAAGGGAACGGTCGCTGAAAAGACCATAGGGAAAAGAAACAAAATAGCGGTCCGGCGTGGTCCACTTGCTAATTTTCTTGGAGGCGCGGTAAGAAGCGTAGGCACCCGTGATGATGCTCCATGATAGACTATCGCGCCGATCAGCATCCTTGGGATGAACGGGAACATAATAAATGGGGATTTCCTTATACGCGGGGTAGCGCGCGAATCTAGCTGTCTTTTCTAGCTCATACGGGTCTATTATATAGTCTCCTAGGCGATAGCGAATCAAGGGTTGCATATCTTTGGGACAGGCGATCCAAATGGTCTTGCAACCAGCAAGGGCGCAATTGAAGACCGCCTTCTCTACAGCGAGATAGTCCCTATCTATCGGCTGTAAGGAGTCATGCCATGGAAAATTAAAGTCCAGCTTTTGACCGTCCACAGGGACAAGGCCCACTAAGTGGAAGGGGTGTCGACTTGGAGGCTTAGCTTCCATCGAAAAACTTTATCCTATCAGTGTCCGCATATTCATCCATGAGTGGTGCCACGGAGCGCCCAAGAGTCTCTAAGCGCAATGTGCGCTTATGTTTGCCGTTGGCCGAACCTTTAAATCCATTCTCTCTCAATAACTCTTCACACTTGAACCTAACCATTGTATCAGAAAAATCGAAGTTACGCAACTCTTTTTGGTTTAAAGAAGATATAACATAAATCTGCGTCTTTTCCTTCGGTGTACGTTTATATATGTGAACGTGATTGGCGAGCCTGTCTGGGGTTTCGATGTAGTTAAGATGAGGAACACTCAGCGACACTTGCTGCAGATGGTCAATTACCGTGTAAACGTCGGTCACCGCATGCGGAGAAGGCAGGCCAAAAATCTTCTTGTCGCTAAAAACATAAAGCTTGTCATAATCCACTTTATTTACAACGCTCCCTTTACACACCACTTGAAGATGTTCTTCTCCTATGTGGGTACCAGTCACGCTATCTCCCCCTATGGTTTGACCAGAGAGCAATAGATTAAAATAAAGGGTGGCCCATTCTTCCTTTACATGTGCTTTTTCATATGGAGGGGGGAAAGAAGGATCTTCCATTATCAAGCGCATTCCGCGCTGAGAGGCAAATCGGAGGGCTTCTAAGGAAGACCCGTAAGCAATTTCAGCACCCATCGGCGTCCAGACTAGCTCGTTGGGCTTCGATGCTGCGCTTCCATTTCTGTAAAGTTTTGTAATGACTCGGCACCTCAAAGCAGCGATAGCGGTTGGAGCGATTGACGCGGCCGCCTCTTGCCACTTGGACCCACGCTGCGCGCCAGTACTGCTCTTCGGAAAACCAGCCTGGGCACCTACGATACCGCTTGTTTTTATTATACTGAACGACGACTTGGGCTAGCCATGCCTTTGCTGCGGCCCGGTGGTCATCACGATTAATATTATACGCGCGCTTCCACCACGGCCACATTTGAACAACACCGTGGGCCATGGCTACGCGTCGGCCGTTGCGGATACGCCAATCACCTCGCGCGCGTGGAGTAAAACGGCTTTCCCGACAAGCGGCTGCTAGCACCATCCCGCGCATGCTTGGCGGAATCTCGGGATGGAGCGCAAAAAATATCCGCTCAACCTCTACTAAGTCTTCCATAACTTGCGTTTGAGACTCAGTGAGAGTGCCGCGGCGATTACAGTTGAAATAAGCCTCCCCATACAATTCATCATACGACGCACCAGGGTCTAACGACGCAACTAACAGCATTACGCTTGCCAAAAAATTCATTTATTTCTCCTAATTTTCGAAGACACCGTAGACATGATTTTCTAAAACCAAGAGGAGGCTATTGCCTCCCACGGAAATATTTTCAACCATTGCCTCGTTAACAAGCACCTGAGTACCCGCTTCCAATTGCGCTAGCTTCACACAATCAGGTGCGCTGGCTACCACACGGTAAACCCCATGGGGGTTAATTTTGGCCTTATAATCATCAGGTACCAAAATAGTGGTTTTATCAGGGTCGGGGAGGGTAGGCACCTCCTGAAGTAGAAGGTGCCGGTTACAAGGTTTAAAGCTCACTCTTTCCTCCAAACTGGCGTTCAATGGCATCGAACATATCGTTCAAGTCGTCCATATCGGCACCCTTTTGGTACAAGCGATAGGCTTTCACCGCGGACCAAATCTGGTCCTTAGTGAGCCAACCCTGCTCAATGAACTCTGTGCGGAGTTCTTTCTTTTGCTCCTTATAGGGCTCGATGGCCTCTTCAATCGCGAGCATCGATTTGAGGTAATTAACAACATAATTTTCTGTTTTGTCTTGAGCGGTACTTTGTTCGTCCCCGTCCATGTCAACAATTTGTAAAGAATTCATTTTTTCTCCTAGGTTATCTAACTTCACAGGCACCCCCGGCACATGCTAGTTCGCCTGTTAAATTTGTATTATCATTATATTCGATTACGCGTGTCAAGTCAAGCTCTTTTAACGAAAAAAGTAATTTTTCATACTCTTCTTGAGTACAGTCCTCGAAAGGCGCCTGTTTGTAGGTCCCCCCGTCAGAGGGAAGTACGCTTAACCCGTTATAAACTTTACGGTTTTTCCACATCCAATCACGCACCGCGTCCCATTCGCCTTCGCGAATACTAATGGTGGCTGAAACGTTATGCGAGTTTTGCCCCCGGCGGTGTCCCGGGCGGACCCACTCACGGCTGATTTGTTCGACCCGCTTAAGAAGGTCGAGGGCCGACTCATCCCGCAAGATCGCCATGGCAGGCGCCTTTTGGGGGACGCTGATGACCGCGGTGTCATGGGGTCGAAAGTACTCGTCCTCCACCAATTCGGGATGATGGGTCGCCAAGTGATTATAGACAGCCTCATTCTTTCCCACGCGGATGCGTCGGATATAATAATCATTGTGCCACGCGTGGATCCCGCTAGAGGTTCCAAGGACCAAGCTCGTCGTCCCCGCTGGCTTTACGCATGTGGTTCGGGCGGCTGGCCTAATGTCAATCATCTTGGCTACCCTTTTGTTTTCTGCCTCTACAATTTTAGCGCCGGCTTTCATATCAAGCTTAAGAACAGGGCCGCTGGCGATGCCGGTCATGCTCACACCAATAAGGGCATCTTTCTCTGTATTACGTTGCCACACGTCACGCAGGTAATGAAAATCGGTGTAGCTAGCTTGAAGGGTGGCGATAAAAGTGGCTGCGCGTGTGCGAGCTTCATAGTCGCTTTGGGCAATGAGGTCAGAGGAGTTCACCTCAACCAAATTACAAAACTGGTAGGGGCGCAATCCGATTTCACAACATGGGTTGGTTCCCCAATCCTTATCGTTGGAAAAATAAAACCCGGGCTCTCCCGCGCCAGAAGCCTTGACACGCTCCCACAGGTCCATGAAAAACTCTTTAGTAATGCGATGACGCATTAAAACAACAGAATTGTTTGCTCGACCGCGCTGTGGATTTTTCTCCCACCAGTTCCCGGCTTTGGCCGAAATCATCTCGCTATCATCGGCGCTGAAAAGGGAGATCAGGGCGGCGCGTCGGATGCCTCCTGCAAGAACGGCATCAGCGATATGACACACCATATCGTGGACCTCTATGGACGTTAGCTTGTCGCCTGTTTCCTTGTGAGAGAGTAGGCCTTCGAGCTTAACCAAGCATTCGCGCAAGGGCTGTGGGCCTGGGGCCTTCCCACCGGATGTTAAAAGGGCTGCGCCCTTGGGGCGGATATCACTATAATCAAAACGAATCTTGGACCCTCCATAAAAATATGATTTTAGGAGAACCTTTACTGCGTCGGCCCAACCTTCAATAGAATCAGCGACAAGGTGTCGCCGCGTGCGCTTGGGGTTGGGCTTTTGAATTTCTGGTAGCGCTTCCACATGGTGGAATTGAACGCTATAGCCCACTCCCGTGCCCCCCAAGAGCAAAAACATAACTTCGCTAAAAGAGCGCCAATCATCGATGGGAAGATAAGCGCAATTAAAGATACGGTTAGGGGCGACCTCGATGGGCTTCCCTCCAAACTGCATGGAACGCATCGAAGGCAAAACCTTTTTCGCATAGACAAAACGGTAAGCTAACTCTATTTCTTCCTTGAGTTGGGGAAATTTTTTAAGATGCATCTTTTTGTTGCGGGTGACGAGTTCATCCCATGTTTCTCGTCGGTGTAAATTTGAATCGTATCTGGCGTATTTCATGTGTACTGTAATATCTGAAAGAATCTCGTGTGGTAAACTTTTCCCCATTGTACTCGTTCTCCTATATGTTTTTAATTATTAATTATGTTTAGCTGTCAGGCTGCGACGGTAAACGCGCTTCGCCTCATCTTTATCTCGTTTGTCCTTTTCTCTTTTCTCGTTGCGTTGTACCTCTTGGACGTCGTGCTGCTCCAGTACCTTAATGGTTACGGTGCTTGGGTCCATAAAAACCGAATAGATCATAGCGTCGGGGCCGTTACGGTTTTTAGCGACAAATATTCGCCCAATGTTACAATTTTTATCTTTTATTGTACGCGAAAGACTAAGAATAAAATCTGCGACAAAACATTTATTAAATGCCTCGGAGATAGACTCCATCGTAATAACTTCCTCGTTGAGCCCCTTGCGATTGGTTTGAGACGCGGTGATGACCGGACATTTAAATTCCTGCGCGAGGCCGCGCAACTCTTCATAGATGGATTCTAGGTCGTGTCGCTTTTCGCTATTCTTGTTCCCTCCAGATGGGCGCACCAAGTCTCCATAGTCCACAATGATCATATCGATCGCCATCTCATGTTGGCGTATTTTTTCTAAATGATTCTTAATCATTCCTATGGTGGCGGATTTCGTAGGGTATTCTTTAATGATCAGTTGACCGTCTACGTCCTGAATTTTCTCTAGGATGTCTTCCTTCTTCTCTATCAGGTGGTTAAGATTGTAGCCTGTGAGACACGCATCGTATCGCCGGGCCACCGCTGTATCTGCAAGCTCAAGCGTGATGTGAACAACATTTTTTCCTTGTTTGATGGCTTGCGCGCCAAAATGAACCAACACGTGGGACTTTCCTGCTCCCGTGGGGGCGATTACAACGGCCAATTCGCCGATGCCTAGGCCCCCATGCGTGATCTTGTCAATCTTCTGCCAGCCGGTGGAAATGGGATTTCGCGCCTTAACTAAAAATCGTTCCTCGAAGTCTTTAATATAGTCGTAGCCATAGTCATTGTCGAGTCCCAAATGAAGGGCGTCTGTAATGAGCTTTTCGATCTCTTCGAACGAGCAGCGATTGATCAATGGCACCGATTTCATAATGGCGCCCTTAAGCACTTGCTTTTTACAAAAATCTAATGCCTTTGATTTAACATATTCGCGATCCGCGATCTCCTCATCGGTAGCCATTCTCACAAAGAAGTCGCGCACTTGTTTTTGTAAGACGCTATTTTCATCTTCCAACTCAGACCGAAGGATCGCGGTTAATGCCTCATTAGAAGGGTGAGTTTCGTATTTATCTTTATAGCCGAAAAGCTTTCTGGTGAAGAGCTGTAAGTACTTAAGCTCAAAAAACCCTACGTCCAGCACCTCTTGCATCTGGTCACAAAAGGGGCGGTCGTAGAGAAGAAGTTTGCACAAGTTTTCTTGGAAGCTCTTCCCGAAAACACCTAAATTTTCCATGTCACCTCTAGTTTCTTTAGGATACCATTATACGACAACAGGAAGAAAAAGTCAAGTCCTTTGTGGTATGGGTATGTATAATTATCCACATAAAAACGCATCGAGAAAACTATTTTTCATGTTGTCTGTAACCTGTGGATATGATAAGAAAAAAAAATTACTCATGAGCGGGGCGCGCCAGACTTGGGCGACACGCTCCCATCCAAATAAACCTTGTATATCTTATCTGAAAACCTTTTCGCGGCCGGTGGCGAACAGTCTGGAAAGAAAAGACTTCTTTAAGCTCAATAGACGTTTAAACTTTGCCTTCTGGCGATGGCCAACGTACGTAAGACTAGGGCTCCGGCGCTGGCCATCAATTAATTGCTCCGTAAAATTGTAAAATTTTGCCTTGGGGGTTCGCTTGGGGATTGGCTTCACCCCTGCGTAGCTCGGGGGTGCCCACAGCAGCAGGGAGGACGCTACTCCGATCAGGATGGCGTGCCCTAAATGTTTAATTTTCCACATAATATTTTCTCCTCGTCCCTATAATTAGGTTTCTCACAATCAATGTGATCTGTCGCTAGCCAAAGCTAACTTTAAATTGTTGATTGCGAAAAACTCGACATGCTCTTTTGGTACAAAGCCCAAAAGTCAAGACAGCCGTCAAACCTTCGAGGGACTCTTCACGAGGTGCGACTGTCATAACGATTTTTCTACTAGTCAATGTATATTTACGACTTGTTGTTCCATCTTTATATTTTATTTTAATAGTAGAGGGGTATTCCTCATTCCACTTCCACCCCTCATCGGGGTGAACTTTTACAGACACCTTAATCGAGTCAGCCTCGATTGAGGCACATGCCTCATAAGTGTAGGGGTTCGTTGGGGTCGTTATCAGCGCCAAAAACCCTAATATAAATACTTTCAACTCTCTCTCCTTTAAGTACTCCCGGTAGGACTTGAACCTACGACCGGGCGGTTATGAGCCGCTTGCTCTAACCAACTGAGCTACGGGAGTATTCGTCTTTCATCACGCAAACAACTTCTGATTGTGTTTCAATCCAAACTGTTGCGCCACACGGGAGCGGTTTATCTGGTGAATATATGACCTTACAAGGCCCGTCGATGATCGCCTCATGACAATAATCGTTCGACTTGTATGTTTTAACTGTAAGCACAGGCGCGCTCTCGTCATTCTTTTTATTGCTGCGAATTATATGCTGATTAACGTGTATTCGTTTTTTCATTTACCGTGTCCGCACCCAACGGCACCGAGTCGTTGTTGATACTTTCTCTGGTGCCGGGTTTTTCTCCACCGTACAAACTTTTTCATAAGTTTCAACCACGTGGGGGGGCCGCACACCCACGGAGGGGTAGGGAAGATAACACCCGGCACAAAAAGCTGTCGCGACTGCTATTATAATAATTTTTTTCATTTCTTTTCTTCTCCTGGCCACGTCTTATAGCGCGGCAATGACCACCATGGCCACCACTAAGATTACTAGCGTTGCTCTCATCTTCTCTCCTTCAATGGCAAAAATACTTATACCTATACCTTATCTTATTTGTTACGTCTTGTCAACCTTTTTATTTTTGAGACAAAACGATTTAAAAGTGGTAATGAGATCGAGCCAACTATAATCAGATATCCCATCCTCAAGCATCATCAGGTCCATCTCGGACTTGTTGAACAAATATTCAAAATTCTCGATAGTCCAATTAATCTTTTGCTTGGTCTGTACAGACATGCTGGGCGCGTATAGTTGCATTAGGCCATAGTTGTCAGCAATGACATCTTGCTTCTCGCAAATAGTTTGATAGGCCTTGGCTTTGGATTCTTGATTCTCGCAGAACTCCACTAGATCTGTTAGTGTTACGCTCTTTTCTTCTTTGAAGAATGGAAAGCGCTTGGATACAGTTTTGAGACCAATTCCCCCCACGCCTGCCAGGTTGTCGGAACGATCTCCGGCGATGGCACGTGCCATGGCAAAGTTGGTGGGATGAATCCCGTATTCTTCCAAGATATTGTTTTTATTAAGATATTTCTTTTGAATGGGGCGGTGAAGAATAGTCTTCTCGTCCAGCAACTGGAAGAAGTCTTTATCGCTTGAAACTATGACCTTTTGCCACTCCTTAAAAGGGGAGTATTGGCCCACATATGAAATGACATCGTCAGCCTCTACCTCGTCCGCTACTAGTTGGATTACCGGGAAGTTATTAAGATAGTCGAAAAGGCGATGCATCTGCCAAATCTTGTTTTCTTTTTCTTCATTCTCCGAAAGAGTATGTACACCACGGTTGAGGCGGATAGGGGCGCGCCCTTCTTTATAATCTTTATTCTTCAGTTTGCGCTTCTTGCTGCCGCCGCGTCCGTCCCAACAAACAACTACCGCTTGTGGCTTGATGTCGCGACATAATTTCTGAAGAGATTTAATGAACCCAGCCGTTCCTCCGATGGGGCTCCCATCTTTAGCGATGGTCGGGTTGACAATATACGAGCGTAAAAATAAATTTAACGCATCAATGATCATTACGCGTTTCATGCTATTATTTTCGCCGTCCTGTCTGGGCGTTTCTTGTCTTGGGTTTCGCTTGCGTGCTGAATACATGGTCTTGGATCCTCCGTTTAGAAATTTCAATGTAATGTTCGTCTAGGTCAATGCCGCAGAATTTGCGTCCCTCCAGCAAAGCGCCAATACCCGTGCTTCCGCTACCGCAGAAAGGGTCTAGGACAATGCCATTAGGGGGACAATAAATCTTAACTAGGTATGACATCAAGGCAATGGGTTTCGGTGTGGGGTGATCGTTATAGTCACCGCGCTCTTTGCGGGTGACCCGGGGAGCGTAGAAATACTTTTGGTGTTCAGGGAGAACTTCCCCAATGATATTAGAGGGATAGCGGCCATCGGGGTTAGCGTCCACTTTGCCAAACTCTTTTTGCGAGCCTGTGGTTTTTCCTTCTTTTCCAAAGGTGCGGCGCAGGTGGCCGCTTTTCACCCAGCCAGTTGGGGGCTTGCCGTCCCAAGGAACCCGCGTTTCTTCGACGTCTATTTTGCCAACGCCCCACTCTTGAAAATTCTTTTCAATGCTCCCCTTAAAAGGCTTTTGCGCTACAACAATAGGTTCGTGGGCTGGCTTCAAGCGATTCTTCTTGGGCATCTTGGTTGTCACCATCCACATGATTTGGTCTTTGATGTTAAAACCAGCGTCATCAACTGCGGTGGCCATTCGGTGGTACAACTGAGGGCTACAAAAGCTGAGGCAGAACCCTCCTGGCTTCAGTACGCGATACACTTCTTCCCATATTTCCTGGCTGGGCACAGAGTGGTCCCACTCCTCCATTCCCATGCCATAGGGCGGATCGGTCATGCAACCATCTACTGAGTTGTCCCGAAGGTCACGTAGAACGTCTTTACAGTCTCCGACAAATAATTTATAGTCGTCAGGCACTTACGAACTCCAAAACGTTGCGTTCTAATTCGGCGCGTCTCGGGTGACGAAAGTAGTCAATAATGCGCGTTTTGTCCCTGGTATTATGTTCGATCGCCGGGCGTGTATAATAACTAAGACCGTGGTCGAGGGCGCTAAGCTTGGCATTAAGTTCCTTGTCGCGTTGGCGCGCCTCTTCAATATGCTCAGAAATTAGCCGGGCTTGATGGCGAGGGAGGATGTCCCCTCCTAGGTATACAGTGGTGGCATCCTGGGACCCGGATGTGAGAATATAAATGTAATTATCTTTGGGTACCCCACTGTTATATTTGGGAGTTCTCCCTTTGACGCTCTTACATTCTAAAAAATAAAGCTTCCCGTCTTTTTTAACAATAAAATCTGGGCTGTCGTGCGTTCCGCAAGGTTGCGGAATATAGCAATTATCCGGAAGGGGATCGTTTTCACCGCGGAGCCATCCGTCGCGTATTTCTTTGGCTACGCTTGTTTCCCATTTCTGTAGCTGATGTTTGATAAGAATGTCTTCTACGGCGTCTTCATGCTTGGCCACGTTATGTACATGGCCGCTACTCGCAGCATAGTTTTGGAAATAGGGCATCTGAAGGATTTCTTTAAGCACTTTCTTCATGGATTATTCCTCTTCTTCGTAAAATTCGTTGGCTTCGCCAATCCGTTTATCGAACTTCATTATAACCTCTTCGTCCATGATTGTCAAGACTCTTTTTCGGAATTTTTCATTCTGCAGCTTCTCCGACCAACGGGAAGCTTGAAACTTCTCGGTAGTGCCATCCGCATAGACTAGCTCGAACCAGGCACCGGCTTGTTTAATGTGGTCTGAAGACTTGATGGCCTCAAACCAACTCTCTTCGTCCTGAATTCCGATCTCATCGCCCCAGAGAATCTTAAAATTGCACTGACGTCCTTGGGTTCCAAATCTAGATTTCTCTAGTTTTACTTTGACTTCGGAACCTATGCGGAATCCTTTGTCGTCCGTAACAAACGAGGCTTTAGCTTTGCGTCCCGTGAGCCAGATGCGCAACGAATAAGCATAGATCATGGCTTTGCCGCCAGGAGTCATATAAGGGGTTGTCAGCGCCTCCGAGGGAGATCTTGTAATGTTGGTCTTAAGCTGATTCAACACTAAGAACGTCGACTGGCTATTAGCAATTGGCACCGTCAGCTTAGACATCCCCTTCGCGAGAATGCGAGCCTTTACCGCCATTGAGGACTGGGGGTTGAAGTCCCCCTCGATGTCCGAGATGGCAGGAGTGAGCGCAAGCGAATCCCAGATAAACAACATCTGACTGTCGTTGGAGCCGAGCAACTCTTCAATAGTCTCCAAGACAAATTCAACGGACGTCGCCTGTACGTAGAGAACATTATCGAGAGAGCAGCCTGACCGTTCTAAAAATGTGGGGTCAATCGCCGATTCCGAATCAAAATAGATTACGTCAATCCCCATCTTTTGAGCGTTTGCGGCAACCTGCGCCGCCATGTAGGACTTGCCGGTTGATTCTAATCCGGCCACCTCAACCACTTTGCCGACAGGAATACCGGCGCTTTGGCCGCGGCAGATAATGCTATCCAGCCACCGCGAGCCCGTTGGAATCCACTGTTTAACCTCGGTTGGATTCTCTTTTGTGAGGTTGTGAGCCACATTGAGCCCAGCTTTTTTATTAATAAGCTTGCGCATGTCATCAATAGACAGTTGGCCAGCCTTACCAGTATTTCGTTTACGCATTGTGGTTTCCTTTATTTTGACAACTTGAAAGCGTGATAGCAACTACGGAATCCCTTGCGCGACATTCGAATGCGCACAGTTTCTCCGCAATCCATGACGGACACAATATAGCCGGCGCTGCGGTTAATCAATTGAGTAATGTCGCTGTTATCGGACCAAAAAGTAACGTAGCCATCTTTTAAATCTTGCTTGTTTACATTAACGGCAGTTTCGCTCTCCGCACTTTTCTTAACCCCAGCAAAGCGCTTTTTAAGCTCAGTCAATTTGGCTTCAAAGGCGGCGTCACCTCGATTAATTCTTTCTCTCATCATGTCCCCTCCTAACAGGTAATATATTTTGGAATGGGGGCTGTTGACGTGGCTTTAATAAGCCCATACCTGTCCCTCATCTCTTTCCAATCATTATACAGGTCCTGGGGCGTGATGTCAAGGCTTATAATCATTTTTTCATGGGGCGCGCCAGAATGGGTATTGTACTTGGCATACGATTGCCCCCCAAAGGCCCCAACTTGCGCGCATTCACACTCTCTATAATCTTGCTCTGCGCGTGAATATACAATATCATTGCAATTTTCACACTTAATTGCTTTAATCCTCATTAATTTCCTCTTTTCATAGGGGATGAGGCATCTGTAAACCCATGCCTCCCTGCGGTTGGACTTTACTTTACCCTAGGAGTTCGCTAAACGCCTTGTCGACGTCGCTTTTTCCCGCGGATGAAGTAGTGGTGGGACCCTCGGAAGGGCTTTCATCAGAGTTCAAGAAAGCATCCAAAATGCCTTGAACCTCGTCAGCGGTCTTGCGTGAAGGGGTGAAAAGTTCTTCAAAATCTGGTACATTGTCCAGCCACTCGCGTGCCTGATCACTGTCCTTGTGAAGAGGGGTGTTTTTCCGACGAGGAGTAATCTTCGTCTCAGGAAAAGTAGCGCCTGCGGGCTTTCCGTAGTGAACTACCAAATCTGTGCCGTCCTCGGCGTCAGTAATGTCGCCATATTCGGGATTAAGCACTAGGCCCAGAAGCGTTTCATAAGCGCGCTTTCCGAAACCCCACACCTTTACGCCTTCCTCTTCTTCTCCCCGTACAACGACGGGGGCGAAAAAGCGTTGGCGAGCGGAGAGCTTTTTAGCCATACGCTTGCTTTCTTCGGTGCCTTCTTTCCACAGTTGGCGGACAAAACTATCCAGCGGACAATCCTCTCCAAAGTTTTTCTTGGGGCTTAAAAAGCCCGGGGCATCTCCCACATTATAGTGGAACCAATAGTCACGGAACGGGTCACCGTCCGATGGGGGTACAATGCGAAGCGTTTGCTCGCCATCTTTGGGTCGCCAAAATTTATTTGACGTCGCGTTTCCGTTGTTTTTAAGTGAAGTCATGCGCTCGCGCATTTTTTCCATATCAATTGCCATAATATTATTTTCTCCTTAAGTTATAGCCGTCCTAACAAATCTCTCAGGACGCTGGGTTTTTTTGAATTAATGTACTATATCCTTCGCAGTATACATACGGTTGATCATACTGTGTAGAATAGATTGCATATCCAACCTTCATTCTATCATGCTCGACCGCATTTTTAACCTGTTTCTGAATTGTCGCCATTAAATTTTCATCCTCTTCCAGCATTTTCTGAGGTACCGCATAATAATACCGCTTTTCCCGAGGAAAGTCAAGCGAAAAAAACATTTTTTCTTCATTTTTTTCCCCTGAGCCCCATGGATAATGGCCCAAAGTGGTGAGCCGGGCCGTGTTTATCTTGTTTGAAAAAGTAGTAAATACTGGGTGAGAATGATCAAATACATTTATCATGTGATACGCAGAAGCAAGCACAACATTCAGGGCGTCCCAATATTTTAGAACAGGGACTGGGCCCACGATGTCTGCGAGTCTCTCGTTGTCGGCCAAAATGACTCTTTCGAAAAGCGCTGAGCGCGCGTATTCCTGAAAAACATTGAAAAGAAGATTATTGTGGAGTTTCTGGTTCTCTGCTAAATTCGCCTTGGCCGGGATTATATACATCACCGTGATCTTGGTCTTTTCCTTGAGAAGCTCCAGGATGCGAAGTGAAAGGCCAGAGACAGTGCCGCAACTAGTAATGAGCAATGTCTCGCTAGTAACCCCTTCTAAGAAAGGTTCAAGTTTAAAAGAGCCGGTGCTCTCGTAGGCTTCGGATGAGGATTGGCGTTGAACCCAAAGAGTCTTATCGCGGATATCATCCTTTTTTACATCGGACGCGTCTATCTTTAATATATTATATTGAGGATATTGCGCGAGTTGGTCGGCTATCTTACAGCCAGCGTTTCCTAGTCCTATTACTGTTTGCATTGTATCCTCTTAGTGAACCAAAAGCTGTTTCATGTTCCCCCAGCTTTTTCCGCCTAGGCAATTAATTTTAAATTTCCCGTATCGGGTGTTACTGAAGAGTTCTTTAATTTCGTTAACGCACCCTTGATCTTCGGCAGCCAAGTCAATCATGATGGAGTCGTGGTTACAAAACTTAATGAAGGACTTCTTATCCCGTAGATACTCCCACACATCATACATCTGCTCAAACAAAAGATCGGCTGCGGTGGACTGGATCACATAATTCGTGGCGTGGAAGTCGTCGCACTCAATCGTACGACTAAAATCGGTGGTCACGCGGCCATCTTGGAAATATAATTCCTTGATCCGGTCTCTATTATATATAGCGTTAATCTCATGCTCTTGGTTGTTAGGGTTATAGAGCCACGCGAAGATCTTCTTCTTGGCTTCTTCCCGGCTCATGGGAGTGGAAAAAATATTTTTTATATTCCAATCATGAAGGTCCTCTAGGGGTTGTTCATTTCCCAAGAGTGCCAATACCGTTCGTAGCTCTGCGGCATTAAAATCAAGCTCAAAAAGCCAATCATTAGTAGGAGTTACAACGTTTCGATATTCTCGGCCCAGTGTGAGCGCCGGGAAAGTTTGACTTTTGGTGGCCAGCCGACCGGTGATGGTCTTAAACGGGTCATAAACAACGTTACGCTTACAAGAAGAAAGAGTTTTAAACATGTTCCTATCTCTTATAGCAGCTTTGTTCATCTTTGTTAAATCCAAATCGAGGGGGCGGTACCTGATATCGGAAATAACCTTAACAATCTTCAACAATTGGTGGTAATTGTCGGGCCGTTTAATTTTCTGAAAAACATGTTGCGAGATTTCATTTTTAATGTTGGCGTAATCGCGCAAAAAGGCTTGAGGCACCAATTCATAAAAGCACACATCGTCCAGATCTACTCCGGCAATTCCACAAGAGCGAATAAAGGCCTTTAGACGTGTCTCAACCTCTCTAAGATGCTCAGCCAGGTAGGAAGGGCAAGATTGGGCTAGGGACGATCCTTGAGTCCATAATTGTGCGTATTCTATATCATTATCGCGTAGGTAATTGGCGTATGACCAAGTAGAGGTGAGGGTCAAGTCGGCCTGCGTTGTATAAAGCTGGCCGTTTTGATATATTAATGCGCAATTATCTTTGTCATCAAACGTTTGAAATAGCATACCTGTCGCCCTGTTTTGCTTCCTTATTATACCAGGCTGAGATCAAATGTCAAATACTTTTTGTGATACGAATTTTAGGGGGGCCATTATAAAAACGTGTAAGAGCCACTGCGGCGGCGTTGATCGCTCCTCGATCCAGAAGTCGATCAAACCGGCGTTTAAACATGCGCTGACTGGGAGCGTCAATGCGTCGCTGTTCCGCTTTTTTGATGGCCTCCAACACCTGCAAAGATCGGACTATGTCATATTGACTGGCAAAGCTCTCTTTCGAAAGACTTTCGATAGCAACACTAAGCTGCGTTTGCTTGACGACTTGAGAGCTAATTGCGCGCTTAAACAGGAAATCGGGTCGTATACAATATTTGTTAATAAAGTTGGACTTATGAGTATCAGTATAGTGAGTGTACCCTTCGTGAAGAAGTTCCATTGTGGCAGCTAGCTCGTAGTCTACGGCGCGGGTGTAATACTGGTCAAAAGCATCCGAAAGCTCAGGGAGGTTGTGGCGCGCCAAATATGTTGCCATAGGCTTAGAGTTCATGTCCGCAATTACGCGCCAAGGGGCATTTTGGTCAACGCGGAGGCCAAAATTGGCGGCGGCCTTCACATATTTATCAAATTCTTGGTTCATGAAATAAAAGTTCTTGGGGCCATCTTCATTGGCATCCCGTGGCTCGAAAGAGGCCATGAGGGCTGTTGAAAAAAGACTTGTTCGGCTGGAAGCAAAGTAACTAGCAAACGTAAAGGGCTCTTCGAGTGAACCTACATATCTAATGAACTCTGTAACATACTGTTCAAAGGTCGTCACATTGCGACTTGGTCGCGACGAGATATGCTCTCCAAAGGCCAGCATCACCGCTGCTCCATGCGTGAAATAGGCGTCATATGGAGTTTCATATGATCTTTTTACCGTGAAGTTCCCAAAGAGTTCTGCTAGGTCTGTACGTCCCTGCGCTTGAGCGCGCGCTAAATACGTTTGGAAATCCAGGACCGCCTCATAAACCCACGGGAGCAGCGCAATCTTGGAAGCGCCCATAACGTACCTCAAGCGACTTTCATCAGGCACCATCAAGATGCCCCGTGTCGAAACTTTTCCATACAGGGGTACATGATTCCACAGGTCAACACAGTTGGGATTGCCTGTGGGTATCGCCGAGAAGGCGTCCCAACTCACGATCTTGTAATAATTGCGCGCCACGAAGGCCCGCGTTGGGCCAATGTCTCTGCTGCCGAAGAAAGGGGGGTCATAAATCAAGGGATTGTCTCCTTTTTAACCTAGGTCGCTTCTTATAATTAGTGAGGCCATGGCAATTGCCACCGTGGCGGAGCAAGAGAAAAAATAACTCAGGGGGCACTGTCGGCAGGGCTTCTGTAATCAGTGTCTTTAGTCGCTTTAATCTTCTTAACGTTTTTCTTCACTTGGGCAGACGTCGCTTCCGCGGCTTTCTTAGCCAATTTTTCAGCGGCGCTGGCGGCCGACACCGAATGTACGGACCCTGGCGCGGGGGCTGGGAAGTGCCCGGGGCTCGGCGCCGTGGCGGTGGCGACTAAGACATCGTTATCCGTGTCGACGGGCGTTTGCGCTGCTTCCGGGTTATGCGTCAACCTGCCGGTGGTTTGTGCCTGGCGGTTGTCGCGCTCCGACACTTGAATAATGGCGTTAACAGTGGTGGAAAAATCGTCTGGTGTGAGGGTGTGGGTGATCTTTTTAATTCCGTAATACCCTGTTGCTAAGAAGTTTTCGCGGGCCCGTTGGCTCGAAATAACCGTACGCGCGTCTATAAAGATCATGTGGCCTAGTTGGAACTTCGGGTATCCCAACGTCTCCACCTCCGCCTCAAAAACAACGGGCGCCCAGCGTCCCTGTGCTGGGCCGGCGTTGCCCGGGTCCAGAGTGTCAGATGGAGAGGATTTATAGAATACGGCGGTTTTAAGGCTCGGGTCGGCAATATCCCTAATTTGGACTTTTTTGGCGATGCCTTTGTTGGGGCCCCCTAGGTAAAAATGAGGAATTTTGGCCACCATGTTTGCGTTATAGCGCCCCCAGTGGGGGCCCTGATGTACGTTGCCCGTTTGTTTGCTGTCGTATATAAACCAGATGGTTTCGTCGTGGGGTGTTTCTCCAAAAGCAAAATCCAGCTTGGGCGTGGCCGGAGTGTATCCCGCATTGGCGACCTTGCTGCAAACGTGAAAATGGACGTCCAGGAATTTATTAATGACATCCTTTAAGAATTCTCCAAAAGAGTAAAACGTTTTGTCGCGACCAACAATCTCGCGGGCAATAAAATTGTTCATTTTTGTCAAGGATATCGGCAAGTAATAAAGAGGAAAGTTCCGGACGACTCGGCCGCTGTAGGGGGTTTCAAAATCGGTATAGCCCAGCACTACCCGCAAATCAATTCCCGCTTGTTCGCGTAGCAATTCCCACATAGGCATGGTGTTTGGCGGGCCTCCTGCTGGCTGTGGGCCAAGATCGGCGGGGGTCTCCAAAATCGTGGATAAGAATTCTCCCAAAAACATAAAGGGGACAGAGTCAATCATCGGAGTTGACAACATCTCTTTTGCCTTTTCGGTTGTTACCCCGGGTGCCTTTGGGGCGATCTTGATAATATTGCGAAGAAATTCCCGGGCGTGGATTTGAGCGAAGACATTGGTGAGAGCCTGCGCGGAGGTTTTGGCCCCCGCAATTGCGACCGCTTGCATCTCTGTCATTGCCCCCAAATATATTCTTTGGCGATCTCGGAGGGTTTTCGCTAGGTTGAAAAGACTTAGAAATTTACTAAGACCCATTTTGTGTGCCAACTGTTTTCGCGCTGTTGCAAGGACCATGCGCGGCTTGAGGTTCTGACCGGTCTGATCGCGCGCGATGCCCAGATCTTTTTGATTCTGTTGAAGATGGGTCCACATATCTTGGTAGGCGTCCCACGAGACGAGACGCGCGTCACTATACCAGTCCGCAGGCATAAACTGGTCCCACTGAGCCACCGAGCGGCCGTGGGCGTGGGACTTCCGCGGGTTCCAGGCTTGGTGAATAGGATGATTGCCGCCGATTTGTGTGGTGCGGCCGGACTGGGCGCTTCGACGGGCCCCTCTTAAAAAACCCAGCGCTTTTTCTCGAATATCCGCAATATCAAGGGCGTCGGCGCCCGATGGATAGGCGGATCCCAACTGCCGCCTCAGCGCTTCGTCCACAGCTGTGGTAGTGAGGTGCTCGGGGTCAATCCAAAACGCAATGCCGCGAGCCGCGTTGAAACCGGCCGCAGCTCCGAAGCCGAGGCCCGGTCTTTCAATAAGCTCCACATAGGTATGCGCGCTGCGCGTGGGGGTACCCGCAGTGACGTGCTCCAGGCCGGCCTTGACGGCCGTCTTGATACCATGGTAGGTGCTGGATGGATTCGCCACGACCTTCCAGTTGTCGGGGACGTCATCGCGGTTGTTGAAAGCCGTTTTGGCTGTGAAGGTCGTCTGGTTAATGATACTAAATTCCGACAATGTGTCCATCACCACGCTCAGGGCCATCTGCTTTATGGCCAGTTCTTCCTGATTTGATACGTTTTGAGTCCGAATCTTTTTCATTGCGTCGTCGAGAAACTTCACCGATGCGGCGCGCAATGCCGACTCTTGAGTTTTCGTAGTGCCGAGAACATTGGCCGCAGGCAAGTTGCCAAACATGCTGTGAATATGCCCACGATGTTGGGTTTTAAGAATAATGCTGCCGTCTTCTGCAAAGTCAAAAGTGTATTTTACCAACTCTCCGCGCACTTCCGATCTCAGCTGAGGGAGCGCCAGGTCACCAGATATTCCGGGGCTGGAGTCCCATCCAAACCGAAATCGCAAATAGCGCAAGAGGTTGGAAGTGCTCCTTATTCCCAAACTGATAAGATTTTGATAATTGGTTTGGGCGAGAGTGCGGAAATCTTGGAACACGAACACAGAGTCTATCAACACAATTTTAGCGGTTGCTGAGTCAATTCCCTCGTGGATGATGGAAATTTCTTTTATGCCCGCGCCAAAGCGTCGGGATTGGGATCCCAAGAGCCCGCTTAAGTCGGTATGATTAGGAAAATCCATGGGTACCGCATGGTGGAATCGCCCCCGCTCATCGTAATATGCCACGTCAATTTTAATGGACGGGGCTAGCTGCGCCACTTCAGGCGGTGTTATTTCCAAAAATTGTCGCGTGGGGGAGCGCAAACTAATGTATTTTATGTAATCGTAGTTTGACTCGTGGACTGAGGTTGTACCCTGACCTAGGTACCGTCTGGCGCGCGCGGCAGTTATACTTTGGTCTTGAATGTTTGTCAAGGGCTGGTCCCTGGTGGGTTCGCCGGGCATGATGACCGGCAGATCATAACCTACAATGTGGGTGTCTTCGGTCATTGTGGCGTTGCCGGCCTCGGCGAGAATCCCTTCCGCTAGCTCGAATAAGATACATTGATCATTTAATTCTAGGCTTTCGGCGCCAATCTCATTAATGGCCATCGTCTGTATTCCTCAATAGTTTAGTAAACGTCTAATTCTTGGAGAACCAATTCCAAGGGGAGCGGAATTTCCACCACCTCTCCCGGAACAAAATCTGTCTCCAGGGGCTTCTGGTTATACCAGGCGATGACCCACCAATATTCCGGGTCACCATAATATTCATAAGCCAATTTAAAGTACTTTTCCCCAACGGACCATATTTTAGTTTCCAGTTGGAAGCCTTCTATCTCTTTCTCGGTGAGGTTCTTGAAGCTGGCGAGGGTATATTGGAGCGGTGAAACAAGACCTCGACCGCGGAAAATTTCCGAATAAGCGTAGTCGAGCGAAGTGTTTTTAATTATATCTCGTTTGTCATATCTAGATATTGTCATAATAGTGGGATCCTATGGGTTGTATCGCCTTCTCATTATCCTCCGCTGCTGGGCACTCAGATTCGCCCTGTTCCGCGCAATTCTACCTTGCGCGTTCGCCACATTGAGGCCTTTTGCCACGACTTGTGTGACCCCTTGCACCGCGGTGTTAGTCGCATGGGGGATGTTCGGGCCATAACCCGCGGCTTTGCCCGCCGCGGCGTTGGAGGGCCCGTCCGCGGATGGGGAAACCCCATAGGGGTAGGTTTCTTGACCAGCGCCCACTCCGTAAGTCGTATTTTGATTGTAAAAGCCCACTTCATGAGAATGTAAAACAACCATTTGAAAAGTGACATTGACATCCGAAAAGTAGATTTTCTTGAAATCAGAGCTAAAGTACTGGGGGTTGGTCTTGTCTTGAAAGCCAGGGTTAATTGTAAGAGGCGAAGTAAAATAACCTTGGAGGCCTTGCGTCCCTTTATTTCTAGAGCCGCCCGAGGTGCGTGCCAGATTCATAACCTCCACGCTAAAGTACGGAGGTGCCTTCAAAGTGGCCATCGCGCCGTGCCGTTGAAACGTGGGATATTGATATTGGATAAGCTTTTCTAGCTGAGCCATGTTGTTCTGTGCTTCATATGGATCTTCCCCGATTACCCTAAAACCTAGTGTCAGGGTGCGAGTGGTGCCTCCATAAAACCCAAGCGGGTCCATGCGCGCATACACCATCTCAGAGCGCCAATTTGGTGTCCATGTGTCTTCAAACTGCGTTATGATGGTTGGAAAAGTCAAGGCCGGTGTATTGGGAATGTGCATCGGTTTTATTTTGATAACATTTTGCATGGCAGCCATTTATTGTGGTCTCCTTTCTATTAAGTATAACTGAACTGTAATTTCTCGTTCATCATTTCTTTAAATTCGCGTTGAATGCGTTGAGTTTTCTTTTTGCCGTTCTCGTCAACAAAGGTAAAGTTCATTACAACCTCTTTGGGGCCGGCCGCCTGCGCGCCCTGCGTAGGAGATACGCTGTCGCCTGCGCCAAGCGCTATGTTCTGAGGGCCACCCATGCCTACCATGTAGTTTTGACCCTTTATGTTGGCGATTTCTGGGGCGCCGCCCTCGCCAACGGTGGCCATCGTGGGCTGGCTAATAAAATTTTGGCCGACGGCAAAGGCAGTTTCCCCGGGACCTATCATTGTTGGTATGGGATTATCCTGTGCGTCTTTATTGGGCGCCGTGTCAAACCCTAAGTGATCGGTGTTGTCAGCCATCCATTCGCCGGCTTTGTATGCCCCATATACGGCCGCCACGGCTAGCCCCGCAATGCCCAATCTGGCTAGATTCCGGGCGTTCCAGGCTGCGGTTTCCGCTCCGGCCAATCCGATGCGCTCGGCAGTGCCAGTGCCGGCTGATGCTGTCTGAGCCTTCTCAAAGAATATGAACTTGGCCAGCATTTTGGCCAGGCCGCCGACAAACATTCCGGCTGATTGGGCGGCCGCCATTCCAAAGGCAACCCAGGCGTTTGTGTTACGGGCCATCACAACTTCCATTTGCTCCAATGCGGATCCCAATTCTTGTACGGCTGCGCGCTGATCATCTTGCAACTTCGCTTGCGCTTCTGCCCCGGTTAAGGTGCCTTCGGTGGCGGCTTTGAGTTTTTCTTGGGAAGCGGTCAGACCTTCAATGCTCTTATCTGAGTCGGCAACTGCGGCTTCTAGTTCATCAAAGGGGGTGGACATAAATTTAGCAAGATCGCTTACGCCCATGCCGGTGGCTTCTGCCATCACGCGCTTTTGAGCGTAGTTCATCGACTCAAACGATTGACCCGTTTCATCCAAGCGTTGGCGGAGCTGCAGAAGCGCTTCGGCTGGACCGCCGGTCATCATTGTGTCCATGAGTTCCATGCCGTCGATGGTGCTTCCGAAAGCGGCATTAAGTTTGGAGGCGGCAGTGAGAGCCCCTTCAAAGGTGCTAAAAGTGTCCATGCTGCTCACGAGATTGTTCATAGAGGCGCCAGTTTTTTCTTCGATCGCTTGAAGACGCGCGAATTCCTTGGTAGCACTTGGAAGGCCAAACTTGGCTAACTGTCCGGACATATTGGCAAAATCTTGGAAGCTCTTGTTGACGTCTCGTCCTTGTGTTTGTGCCATCATCGCCAAGTCTGCGGTAAGCTTCGTTACTTGAGGACCCGTCTTTCCAAAAGTGGTGGCCAACTCTTGCATGACCTGCGTGCTTTCTCCTGCGGTCACTCCAAATGTTTGTTGAAGGTCGAGGCTTATGAGGGTCATGTCCTCTCTCATACTCTTCGAGGCCTGGCGGAAAACGGTAGAAGTTTTAAAGACGGCGGCGTTCATCTTTAAGTAGCTGTCTCCCGTATGGACGGTGCCTTCAATGGCGGCCTCAAACATCTCGTTTTGGGCATACATCGCGTCAAGGCTTGTGATACCTACTTGGCGCGCCGTCTTGCGCATTGTGGCGTCAAACTCTTTTGCGCGGCCGATGGCGTCTGTAATGCCATATTTTTTAGCAGTTTGGTTAAGGCTGTCGTTCATCCCGACAACTTTTTCTTGGGCGCTTTCGAAAGCTTTGCCCAGCATATTTGCGCCTGTGAAGCTGTCTCCTATCCCTTTGACTAGCTTGCCCACTTTTCGGGTAATGTTGCCTACAATCTTCCCGTCTTTAGTGAGTTCTTCGCCAAGCTGCTCAGTAACTTCGTTGATGCCTAAAAGCTGACCCTTTAGAGTGTCTACACGTGCCAGCGTGTCGCCGAACGCTTTTGCGACGCCTTCGGTGGCTTTTACTTGTTTTTTTGTTTCCTTGACATTGGCTTTGGTTTGGGCGACAAGTTTTTGGGCTTTTTCAAGCGCCGAATCTTGAGTTTTGATACTGATGCCGTCAAAAGCCGCCTTTTTCTCGGCCTCTTTGTTAGCTTTTTGCGCCTCCACAAGCTGTTTTTCCGCCAACGCTAACTCTTCTTGCTGAATGGCGAGTTTGGCTTGAGCCTCTGCGGCGGCGCGCATGTCCTGGTCCATAAGGGCCTGTTTTTTCCCGAACTGATCGTCAAGGGCTGCGTTTATCTGTTCTTGAAGGGTGAGGTCGTCTTGGTTTGCCATTGCGAGTTAACCTACTTGAGTGGCCATTTGATGCCTGTTTCTCTTTCGAAGGCATAGACGGCTTTTTCGAGTTTGTGTCGATCATTTAGGACGCGGGGGTCGTTTAGTCCATGTTTTAGGTATGAATCCATATAATTCTTTTCTTTGGCCATCACGCGACTAAAATTTTGGAGATCCACACGGCTGCCGCTCACTTTGACTCCTCGGGGGAATAAATTAGCGCTGGGGCCTGCCATGTGATACAATAAATACTTGAGATCTGCTGCCATGCGAACAACAGCGGACTCATTAAGAGTGTCACCTTTAAGTGTGTTTAGATCAATATGGATATCTTTTAACATGATGATGTCCTCATAGAGAGTGTCTATTATATATAATTAGTAGTTAGAAGAAATTAGCGGCCGCGACTCTTTTGCGCTTTTTCAATTTCTTCTTGTTCCGCTTGTTTTTGCTGGATGGTGCGCTCCACGAACCATGTACGGAGGCCTATGGGTAGGCTGTAAAGCTCGGCGAGGGACCAACTTGAAACGTACTTCATGTAGAAAAACTGCTCATAGACAGCTTTCATATAATCAGAGTTCAGGCCAAAAAAAGCCCGCATCAAGCGGGACCCCCACTTCGGATATTTCCGCGCAATGGGGGCAATGAGCCTCCTGCGTAAGGTTGATGTCCGGCGTGGCGGCGGCGTAAGCTCGTTTAAGAATGGAGGCATCAATGATGGGAAGGCTACTTAACGCTCTTTTAATGTAAAAACGATCGGTCTGGTCATTAAGGGAAACTGTAATAGTTTCAAGGAGTTTCAAAGACTTCATCTCTTTGGCCGATCCAAGGGCTGCTGTCTCGTCTCTTGATGTAAGTAGGCGAAATTCCACATTATATTTTGACTTAGGAAGTTCAATAAGAAATGTGCGCCTGTCGGTGCTTTCAATACCATACTTATCCAACTGAAGGTCAAGTTCCTTGTTTCCAATGGCAGTTAAATCGAAGTTGTTCTCAAAAGACTCTCCACACGCCGGACACGCAATCACCGTACTATAGTCAGCGCCGTAGCCATAGACACGCGAGTGGACAAGAAGCGCATTTTTGTCCCCAAGGAGGAGATCTTCCACTTTAATGTCCTTATTGACAATAACGCTTTGAAGCATTTTATCCAAGGCCATTCCCTTTTTAAGAAGCGTGGCCGAAGTAAGGATGTCCTCTTCTTTAGCCGTCATGTGACGAATTTCAATGGTTTCACAGTTATGGAGGGGGTGCCCTTCGCCATAAAAGATGCCTTTACTCGGCAAATCTACTACCTCAGTGGGAACAATGAACTGAAGCATAGAAGAGGGGTTTGAGTGTTCCGTGCCGGGCGCGGCGACTTCGGGCGTCTGTTGGGCCGGTACGGGGGGGCCCGGGTCTTGTTCCGGGATTGCGAATCTATCTTTGTTGGATCTTACCATAGTAACCTCTCTTTTCCTAAAGTATTATTATAACACAAGATCGTGGCCTTGTTAAACGTCTGGTGAACTTAATTCTTATTCGTGTGCCAGTCTAAAGTCGGCAAAATCGTAATAAATCTGTACGGATATCGTCATCAGTTCGTCGGACGCATAATTTGCTTGTCCGAAATTAATCGAACTAATAAAGGGATTCCACAGGGTCCACGTTTCAACAGCGTCGCCATGGGAATCGATTTGTGTGAACGTAATGAGGCCGCCGTACGCGCCTCCGCCCCCTAAAAGAGAGCTATTGCGCTTTTTGACGATAGCGCTAGCAGGAAACTGTTCCGCGTTCCGCGGATCTTTGACGTATCCCGACTCTTGTATGATGCGATAAAGGATTTTGCTATTATTTTCAAATGTATTTTCGGGATCAACCAACGTCACATCAATGGGTGTCCACGATACGATGCCCGGCTTGTAAGCCAAATCGTTAATGTTTAGATATTCTGAAACTCCCACGGTAAACGAGGGCTTTTGGAAGGATCTTACGGTGTAGTTAGCGATGCTTGTTCCGGGCCCACCGCCGATGTCTAAAAGCCACCGATAGGAAAGCTTGGGGGACATTCTGCTGTCAGACCAAAAAGGCATATTAGAAATCTATTTCAAACTAGCTTTGGAGTCGTGAAGGTGTGCTTGTGCCGCCAAGTTCCGCGAAATCGTATTGAAGCGTCATAGAGACAACTACAAGATCATCCATTGAATAGTCTAGCTGGCCAAAATCCAGAGTCGTAACAAAAGCGTTCTGCAACGTCCACGTCTCAATGGGGTTACCGTCAGCGTCGATCTGTTGGATAGTGGGGGTACCAATGTTGCTAACAAAGTCACCTTTGCTCATGGAGCGCAATGCGATTTGCTCATCGACGGGAACCGAATAGCCAGAATCGGCCACAATATTCGCCAAAATCGTTGATGTGTCCGGATTGACCGGATCAACAAAAGTAATGTCGACGGGATTCCAAGTTAATCTTCCAGGATAGTAAAAAGTATGTTGGACAAATTGATGTTGTACAGGGTTCACCGCAAAAGAGGGCTTTTTCACCGATTTGCAAAAGTATGTCTGGATAGACGCTCCTGCCAGACCGGTGCCCAGTGTAAATGTCCACCTAAATTGTCTCTTAGGTTCTACGCTTCCATCTCTCCAAAAAGCCATGTTTCTTTCTCCTTAAAGTTAACTAGTTTCCTAGATTATTTTTTAGTCTTCGAAAGCCGCACCATTGTCAGTTAAGATAAAATCAAGAGCGATATATTCAATAGCTCGCGCAGGCTTGATGTAAATCTTCGCATACATAATATTGCGATCGATCAAGTCGTCGGTGGTGGTGGTGTCATCCAACACCAACTTAAACTTGGTAATGCCTAGACCTGCTTGGACGCTTGCCAAGAAGGGTTCGACGCGACCTTTAAAGCGGTTCCATGTGGACCGGACATTTTGGTCGAAGATCACCGTGGCGGCAAATCGGGAGATTTGGCGCTTCAAGTAGATCAGAAGCCGGCGAACATTGATTCTATCAAGAGCAGATGGGGTGGCTTGTAGGGTCTTTTGTCCAAAGATTACAATACCTTCCGCTGGGAACTGCGCAATCGGATTAATGTTGGCCTCGTAGAGCTTATCTCGTTGTTTAGACGTTAAGCGCTCGCGGACAGCGGTGACCGGAAGACCAGCGTTGCCTGTCGAAAGGCCGCCTCGTGTAAAGCCTGCCGGAGCAAACCATAAGTCGGCTGTCTTTTGAGAATATGACATGGCCCCAATGGCGGCAACGGAGGGTGGTACCCAGACAAGTTGACCGCTACTGGTATCTCTAATTTGTACCCACGGATAGTAGGCCGCGCCGTAACTGGAATTGATGAGCAATTCATTACGCGCGTTTAATACAACCGTGTCGACGTCGCCTAGGCGAGAGGTCTCGGCTGTTGTATTTTCATACTTGGGCGTGTAGCCACCCTTTAGGTCGATGACGGCCAAAGAGTCGCCGCGAGATTCGCACATTTCCACCAATTGGCGGTTGAGGGTATTGTTTTTAACACCTGGCATCGCTGCCACGTTGTATTCTACAACCTCTGGGTCTCGCAAGCTATCGATAGCCACCTGGACTGAGTTGAAAGGATAGCTAGTTGCTGCGCTGGTCGCCGCGTCCAAGATGGTCGAGTTAAAAGGCGCTGCCTCTGTAATGTCGGTGCCATCAAATCCGCCGAATAAAAGGGCGGTAAAGCTATCCACGCCGGCGCTGTCCAGAATGGTCGCATATGAGCCCGTTCCTCGGGTATAAGTCAACGACCGTCGGATCGAACTAGCGTCAGTTCCAACCGGCGTTGCCGCACGTGAGCCCGAAACGTACACATTAGTGCCACTCAGCGCACTATTAGTATTCATCATATCGTCAAGAGTGAAGACAAATGAATGGTCGGTGCCCGCTCCTTCGTTGGTGTCGCTCGTTGTTCTCGCCAAAATGGTCAAGTGATCAGCAACGCTAGGATCATAACGAGAGGTATTAAACGTGGTATCCACGCCAAAGTACACATCCCGAGGATCTACCGGGCTGCCTTCCGACGCTGAGACGCGCAATCGAAGGCGGGGGAACTGATAACGAATATTCCCAAGCGCTGAGCCTGAAATGAAGTGCGCCGTGGCGGGGAGGTCCCCGGTGTGGACGTCGTCGAAGGCCCCGCTAACCATGGTATGGAGATGGGCGATACTGGTGTCTCCCGTGGCCGTCATACCCCCGAGGTCCGTGAAGCTTCTGTAAACAAGAGGTCCAAAGACGCCCCATGGGAGTAATTCTGGGTCTGTGTCACCTCTATCCACCGAAGTGTTCATTTCGATGCGAATGTATTTTGACATATTGCCATATTGGCCGTAGTCCTTGTAGCGACGATTGGTGTCATCCCATGTTTTATAGGCATCCCCAACGCGGCGCGCAATATAGTTTTCGGAATTGGGATTTAAATTCAGATTATTGAATTGTTCCACATATTCCACCGTATTGTCTGTATCTTTCATCTTGCGCACAGCCAGAGTAAAACTCCCATATTTCTGATAAGTATTTGGGGAGCGCTTGAGGTCTTGGATGGAAATCTTAAGATTTTTCGAAGACCAACTTCCCGCGTTGCGCGCAACCACTCGGAAAAGCTTTTGCATTGTCCCAGCGTCAAAGCTGCCTGTGCTAAGGCCTTGGCTCATATCTTGCGCGATATACCATCCGGTTTTGCCGGTTTGATAATTTTTGCGACGGTCAGCCAAGTGACCCGAACGAGAACCATCGGAGCCGCTAATCAAGGGCAATATAACGCCCAAAGTATTAGATCCGGTCAGGGCCGCCTTTACGGCGCCTTCAAATGTTTCGCCGAGCCAATAACCTTGCACATCGCTAGTAATGGCACTATTACACAGTGTCGGGTTGGTGTTAAAAACCTTGCGAATGTACTTATCGCTCGTTTCAGTGAAATCAAACTCACTATCGACAATGGTGGCGTTTGACACACCGCCTGCAGCGGATTGAATTTTTACCTTAAAGGTTTGTCCTGAGCCAAGTTTCTGATAGCTCGTTGCGGAGGCGGGTATGTTGCCTGCGGGGGCTGGACATGAAGGGGAGCCTGAGAGTCCAATCAGACAATCGTCATTTAAATACCAAATTGCAGCGAGGGTTCCGGTGACTGGGGTCTGATCGGCTACCCCATGGCCGCCGTCCGAGGCGCTCATAGCAACGAATAGGCCGTATGCGCCGCCGTTGCTGCCAGGGGTGAGGGAAGGGGTGAGATTGTCAGTTCGCCAGCCGGCGAATCCGTTGTCTGAAGTTGCTGCGTCGTTGGCTTGGCCTCCCAAGCGCACGTACGTGACGGGAGAGTTGTTTCTCAACCATGCTTGGGCTGCGTAAGCTGCGTAGGTGGGGGAAATGTAATTGCCGTTCCGAGAAACGTCACTTCCGTTTCCGCCGGGAATGGGCATGCCAAACTCATTTACAAATTCAGCAAAGTCCTTTACCTTAATAGGTTGCAGGATGGGCCCCTTTTCGGCGCGGCCAATTAAAGCTGGGCCAACGTCAGCGGGGAGCGCCGATCGTCCAGTGTTATCAATTTCATTGACAAAAATCCCGGGCGAAATAAATTTAAATCTATCAACAGACATTCGTTATTCTCCTTGTAATTGTGGAAAAGTTTCTTTATTAATTAGTTGTTAGTCCCTGTAAAAGCCTCGATTATCAATGTAATCGGGAATATCGCCCAAAATAACGCGTTCGCGTGGGATTTTCACATCCACGGCGTTTTCCCTTCTCACGATCTTCGGTCGGTCGCCATTAGGTGACTCGCCAATGATATACCCTAGCACTTCGAAACTAAGATTTGATTCATATTTTCTTTCGTCGTTCCCCATATCCGACACGTTACTGCTGGTGTCAAAATCAGACTGGAGAAACGTCTCATACTTATGTCCATCGCGCTTAATAGAAAAGGAGTTGATGTGACCCCCTAGCGTAGCGAATGGCGCCATCAACTCGTTCATCTGCTGGGCATATTCCGTGGTTATCGTTACCTTGTAAGTAATTCCCAGATAAACGGGAAGTGGAATAGACAACGTTTCATAAACTACTTTTTTGTTCTCTTTCATTGGATAATAGGGTTGCTTGCCGGGCGTCGCATATACCGGGCCGCCACTATCATCTTTGTATACTTTGGTGTTCTGCGCAACCGCAAAATTATTAGTTTTGTCTTTGTTGATTTTGCGGGCCAGTGTAATGCGCCCTCCACGCTTGGGGTCAACAAAATTGGATGAGGCCCCAAAGTAGGCCCCTTTGCGGTTCAAATCTTTAGTCACCGCTGTTCTCTCAATAGTAATAATAGGGAGGATGACGGTGTTGTCGGTATCGAAGATGGGGGGCTCACCCTTGTGTTTGGATAAAAAGGCGCGCTCTGGAGTTGCCCAAATAATGGGCACTTTTTTCCACCCTTTGTTGGTGTTTGCTTGTAAACTCATGTTATCATTCACAAAATCGTAAAAAGCAAAGTCAATCGTTTCTAGTGTCGAAGGTTCAATCTCCGTTACACTTATAATCTGATTGGCGTCTGCCACTCCTGTGTAGCCGTAATCATCAGGTGGCATCGAATAGTCCCTCCCGCGCCTTCACGCATGAAGCCTCAGCCTCAAAGATTCTTTCCCAGCCGGCCCAGCCTTGGCCAAATATTTGCTTGGGATAGTCAATCGTGGTGATCTCAAATAAATCATCACCATATCTTACAAAGTCTCCCTCTCGAATATATAGGTCTTGATCCTCTGTGAGTCGCCGTCTGTGAAACTTAACGGTAATCGACAAGCGCTTATCAACACCCAGACCACTAATTTTAGTAGTGTATCCCCCCCATTCTACTAGAGCGTACACCCTAATTGGGGGCAAAAAGGTTTTTATGAGCGCTTCCCCATAAAGAGGGTGAAAGCGCGTTTCCTGAAGGCTAATCGGATAATATATGACCTCTTGGCCTATTACGCGCTCAACTAGCTCGTCATTAACCTGTTTTACAAGATTGCGCTCTTTTTCACCTAGGAAAAGAGGGGGTGGAGGCGTTGCGGGCTGTGTCCATTTGTTTTCTTGATCCGACATGCGCTACCTATCCCGTAAATATGAGCAGAGGAATCCGCTCTTGTACTTTGTTAATGGCATCTGAGAGATCGGCGTCGCCTTGTGCAACCTTCGTATATGTAAGTTCATCCAATAGAGTTTTTAACTCTTCGCGAAGCTTTTCTTGCTCCGCTTGGCCTTGACTCAAAAGGGCCGGCCCGTCAAGAGTGACGGCATCTCCCGGTATCGGTATAGTGGCGAACTTGCTTCGAATATTGCCTAGCATCTCTTTACACAGAGAAAGGGCAAAGCGGCGGATCCACTGCTTTCCAATAGCGTTGATCTTTTGATAGGGGAGATTTTCAAATGGGAGGCCGTTTATATTATTAATGCCATCCACGCCAGTTTTG